AAGTAGGATACAGAAAGCTAATATAGATGGAATGTCTATAAAAGACAAGGCCAAACTAGTTGAGATGCTTGACAACTTTTTGGTCAACTTTGCTGTTGGTGGTCTTGATTCAGTACTTGAGGTAATAGAAGGAAACAACCAAGCAAAAAATATATATAATTCTGGTAAAAAGGCTAGACCAATAAAATATTTTTTCAGCAAAACTTTAGGTAATCTAAGATCTATAGCACTAGTTACAGCACCAGAAATGTTTAACTTAATTTTTAATGGAGTAGTAGCAGGGACTAAGGTAATGGACAGAGCTGGATTTGGTAAAGTAATACTTGGTGCAAACAAGGCAAGAAATACAAAAAATGCTCTAGAAAATGAATACGCAGAAAAATTTGGAAAACAAAAGAACTTCTGGAATATAGACAACACAATAGAAAGGGGAATGGTTGCATTCTTGGCAAGATTTGACAAGCAAGAGAACATGCAATCAGAACTCAATAGAAGAGTTGAAATGATAAACTCAGCTATTGAAACGCTTAAAAAAGGCACAAAGGAAGAGCAGAAATTAGCCAAAACGTATCAGCTTGTTGCAGATAGATTAAATATAAATAGCGTTGACCGTGAAACTATATTTAATAATTCAAAAACAATGAATAAAGATGCTGTTGGATGGATGATGGACAAGTGGGCAGATATATATGGAGACCTGTCTTTTGTATCATTGTCAGTGTATAACACAATGCTCTCAAAAGATCAATACTACACTACAGATAGATATAAAAAGACAGAGATGGCTAGCTCTATAACAGGTGCTGAAGAAATACCTACATCTAGGTCATCGTATGTTATGAACTCTGATACTCTTATAAATAAAACAGAAACTGGAGTTTTGATGCCAAATACTAAACCTAGTCCATCAACAATAGAGAGTCAGGGCAGGTATATAGATCTAAGTTTTGAGATGAATAACTTCTCAGCAATGGAGGGTGCCTTAGTTGACATCGAGACAGCTGCTGCTATTAGAAGAGTTGACGCATTTATGAACTCTAAGTATCTATCTAAAGTTATAACAGATCCCAAAGACCTAGATATAATTAAAGGAAAAGTATCTAAATATATTGCTTCAATTAAAAATAGATCAGTAATAAGCAATAAACAATATCAAAAAGTATTAAGGGATATACAAAAAAAGATTGGTTTAAACTTTTTAGGTAAAATAGGATACAGTCTTGGATTAGGAAGTATTTTTCAGCCAATAATGCAAACAGTTCCAGTTGTTTTAAATACAGCAATTCAGGGAGGACCAACTAGTTTTATAGATTTATTTAGAACTGATAGTAAGTTTCAACAATGGCTTAATAAATCAGGTGCAGGCGTTTCTAATAGAGGACAAGAAGCCGTAACAGCTATTGAGTCTGCTGATAGTAAAATAAAAACATTTGAAAATTATACTGATAAAATATCAGACGGGATATCTAAATTTTTTAATTTAAAACTAAAATATTTACTATCAAAACCAGATATTTGGGTGGCTCGTGGTGCGTTTCTTTCTTACTATAAACAGTATCTAGAAATGAATAACATTGATAGCTCAAAAATAAACTGGGATACTTGGGATCAAGAAATAAAAGATAATAAATTAGAAGATATAAATAAAGAGGCAATACTATATGCAGACAATATGGTTAATAGAAATCAAAACGTGTCTGACGAAAGATTGGCTGGTGAATTACTATCATCTCAAGATGAAGTAATGAAAATAATTAGAAAGACCTTATTTCCTTATGCTTCTTTTAGTATAAACTCAAGGGCTAAAATTGCTACCGATGTAGCTACTATATACAATTGGAAACGAGTAGATTTTAAAGACGTAGCCATAGCTTCTAAATCACTACTTGGTACACTTGCTGAACAAGCTGCATTTCATACATTAAATATGTCTAGGCTATTTTTATTAGGGACTATAGCAAGTCTAATATATGGAGACGATGATGATGAAACTGAAGAAGAAAGAGAAAAGAGGCTGAAAAATGCATCAAAGTTTCCTATAAAATCATTCATGGGAGACTTAGTATCTCCTGCCCCAGTTTTAGATGAAATTTTAGTTGATGTGTTTGATATGTTTTCTGATGACCTATCTGTTACAGAAAAAGATGTTAATGATGCCGTAAATAAAGAAAATGAAAGAAGAGCACTTAACTATATTGGAAATGCAGGATCTAAATTCAAAATGAATCCAGAAGAGGAAAGAAAATTTAGAGAAAAATATTTAAGAGATCATTCATATAAATTAGGAACTGATTATCCAGGAGCTAAAGATTCAGGAAAATACGGATTATTCTCAGTAGGATATGATCAGTGGAAAAGATTCGTAGACAGGTATGAGATGGCTACAACTGGAGAGTATATAGTAACTGATCAGTTTGGAAACACAACAAAAAAATATCTTGGTGATCAAGATAAAAATTTAGTTAAATTAGTATACTTCATAGGAGATTTACCAGCAATAATTGGTGGATCATTTAAGGAAGGTTCTCAAATATCAAACAAAATTTATAAAAAGATTGAAGAAAATTCATACACGTATGAGCAGTATGGAGTTTACAAAGAATTTAAGAAAAGATATAAAAGAGAACCACAAGCATGGGAGAGTATGTTAATTAGAGAAAATATTAATTTCCTTCCTACCGAACAATCTAAGAAAAGCATTACAGAGGTAGTTGATTACATAAAAGATTTAGGTGGTTTTACAAACAAAGAAGGAAAAGAATTTGTAAAAGCTTTAGGGAAAATCACTGAAAGTTATGACTGGAATCAATACTATAAAATGATTAAGTCTGGTAAAAAATACGAAGACTTGCTAAACTATAGTTTAAAAATAAGAAAAGAAGCCATTAAAAAGCAAGAAGAGGAAGATAAAAAATTAAAACAACTAGAAATGGAGCAACAAAAAGCAATGGAAAACTTTGTTCCTCCTCCTCTTTAAAACAAATGTGTTAACCTAGCAACTTGACCATTCTCTGGGTGATGTATAAATCCCTCAACTGCCTTTGGAGAATACTGGTATCCATTTCTGTGGTGCCAACTATCAGCAGCTGAAGGAGATCTTAATGTCTCTACATTGACAGACATGTAGTCTTTCGATGATTTGTGATGTATGTGGTGACCATAAATATATCTGTACTTGCAGTTGTGCCACTTATCACTTGCCTCGTGTGCCATAAGTAGTGGTAAGTTCTCCACCTTGGCTCCGTCCATGTGAGTTGATCCTATTAGATTTTTTCCATACACAGTATACTTCCTGTGCCTCATATCATTGTCAAATGTTACGTTCTTGCAATTATTGAACCATGCCTCTACACACTGCAACAACATAAATCCAGACATAAAATCGTGATTGCTTGGATTGTATACAACATGAACGTCAGCAACTGTCATGAGTGTTTCTATGACATTAACTAAAAGCTTTTTAGCCATTACAAAGTTGTCATACCACATTCCGTCAGTATCCTGTGGAGTTCCTGCGGTTGTTTGTCTTTTTGGATTGTCTATGTGGAGTATGTCGTTTCCTGCAATGAATATTATCTTATCTATGTTGTAACCTGACGTTCTTCCAATTATACCATGAAGACCATCCATAACTCTGTTAACAGCTATCTGTTGATTATAATCTTCTCCCGTTTCGAATGATGATGACAGCTTACCAATATGTATGTCTGCTGGGTCAAAAACTAGACAGTGTGGGTCCTTACTCTTTTCTCTTTTTATTGAGCTATAGTTGGGTGACCATTTTTTTATCTCAGATATGAGTTCAGTCTTAAAATCATCAAAGTTAAACTCTTCAGTGTCACCATTAACGTTTATACTATAGTGCTTTCCTTTGTACCAATAGTTTTTTACTTTGTCAGAATCTATACCTACTCTTTCACACTCATCATATAAGGCCCTATTTTTCTCATATCTCCTTATAGCCCTCTTCACTACTGCCCTTGAGTTCTCATCACCACTACCCAAAATCCTTCTGGCTATCTCTGTCTTGTTGGTTACTCCAGACTTATATAAGTCCAGGATCTTGTTGAAATGTTCCGTGGCTCTTCTTAACATCCTTTAAAATTTTGATTAAAATATCTATGCTTTTATTTAATTCATCTGTGTCGTTGTCCACTAACGACTCGTACAATGTATCTGTTAGGTCGTTTATGTCGGCCATTAATACGTTTATGTATGTTAGTCTACTCATGTACAAGACAAATATAAGACTAATTTCTACAACTCAGACATCCAATTATTAAAAATTCTTCCCATATTGATTACCTCGTTATAGAATTCTCTTACCTCTTGGTCGTTCTCTTCATCAATCTTTGCGTATATGGTATCTCCAAGCTTGTATACCTCACTCACAAAATCATTGCCTGCTTTTTTAATTTGTTTTCTATAGAGTTGTGGAAAGTCATCCTTTATATCCTCCATGTAGTCCATCAGAACTGGCAAAATACCTACCAAGCACGCCAGCTTTTTCTCTTTCGAGATAGATTTGTTGTTCGTCATAGCTTAAGTCATTAAAATTAAAATTATAGTTTTCAGTTAGTAAATCTTCTTCGTTAAAATAAGTTTCATCCTTGTTACCTAAGATTGTTTGAACAGGTTTGTTTGTGAAGAATGAGTTAAATCTTGATGAGTCTACACCAAGAGTTCTTAGTATATTTTCAATTGGTGTACCCTTTAGTATAAGAGACATTATAAATTGATGGTTGTCTTGTATGTACAAGCTCTTATCCATCGCTTTCTTGTACCGAAGTTTTAATTCCATGCTCGTTTAGTTCCTTCATCCTGTACTCCTGAAGTGGTGACGGTTTATTACCAGGTCTTTTTACTTCAATAAATTCAACGTTAGAGTTTTTGGGTATTGCCACCAAGTCAGGAATTCCAGGTTTATTTGTTTGTATTAGTTTTATTACGTAATATCCTTTAGACTCAAGCTTCTTTATTATCTTCGTTTGTATCTTCTGCTCTGTCATTGAAGTTGCAATAGTACCTGCTAAGGTACTTTGTTACCTTCTCAAGATTCGCAAATCTAACAAAATTAAAATCAGAATCCAAAACTTTTATCTCTTTTATTACAATTGCACCATTCTCATATCCGTACTTACTTATCTCAAGTATGTTCTGTTCTGGTGTTTCAAGATCAAACTTGTCAATCAACAGCTTGATCATTGGGTCGTTCATTATTTTCATTACGTTACAATTTTTATTATTATAGACTTATTCAACCATCCAATAACTAATAATCTTTCTCCTTTAATTTTAGTGTATGCTAAAACTGGCAATAAAAAAAACATTTTATCTTCCATAATCTTTCTTAAATATATTTAACGTGTAACTCTTTTTTGATTTAACTGCCTTGTATATCTTCTCCTCTATGCTACCCTCTGTAAAAATCCAGTAAACTTTGTTGGCTAGCCTGTCCATTGTGGTCATCCTATCTCTTGCCTGCCAGTAGCTAACAGCACTAAAATCAATGCTATAAAAAACTAGGTAGTCAGCATTTTTTAAGCTTATACCCTCACGACCAGACACAATTTGTAAGGCAATAACCTTAAAATTACCAGTGTTAAACTCATCTAAATCCGTGGTCATATCGTCTCCATACACTTTCTTCAGTGCATTTAGCTCCTCCTTGAACTTATAGAACACCCCTATTTTTGTGGTCGCAAATTGCGACTTCAAGAACTCAGCCTTAAAGGTTGACAAAACCATAGATCTACCACTCTCAAACTTTATCGTTCCACCTGCTAGCTGGTGCATCTTCTGCATTAACTTGGCAGGAGTATCTGCTAGTATTACATCATTGTTACCCTCAACCACTAGGTCTTTCTCAAGTTTGTCGCTTATCTTTTTTATTATATCAGGCATCTCCACAGTTAGTATTTCCTCCTCAATCTCTGTTGAGAACCCAGCCTCTTTCTGTGTGTATGTTATTATATATGGAGACACAACGGACATTATCTCTCTCTCCTTGCCATAAGAATAGTCATTTACCATCAAACCATTTATCTTCTTCTGGAACTTGTTGACATAAACATCTGCCCACCTGTAGAAGTTTGTGAACCCGTTAAATGGATTAATGGGGTGCACCCAGAACTGATGGTATATCTGAGAGTAAGACTCTGGAGTTATTGTTCCACTTAATAGTATAACCCTTGGCATGCCACACTTTATAACTAGATTCCTAACCTGCTTTGTTCTTAAGCTAGGCTTTGGGAATGCGCTCATGGTGTGTGACTCGTCACATATTATTACATCAAAGTTACTTCGATTGACCTTGTGTATACTCTCGTAGTTAATTATAACAATGTCATAGTTTGGTACTATCTTTTGGGCATCAGACTCTATGGAAGATATTGCCTTTTTCTTAGTTAAAAATAGTATTGACTCATAACCAAGCTTGCGACATATCTCAAGGGATGTAAAGGTTTTACCTAGCCTAACCTCCATAGCCAAACAAAGTATGTAGTTATCCCTAAGTATCTGTGCACCCCTTGAAGATATATCTATCTGATAATCACGCAGTTGCATCACATATGTTTTTGATGCACTCGGTCATCTCATCAACATCATCCTTATAAAACGTAATCATACTCTTTTTATATTTCTGGAACTCTAGCAGCTCCACCGCCACGTCAGTCTTGTAACTAAACTTGTTAATAACACCATCAATGAATAGTATGGTGTTGTGTAGATCTTGCATCTTGTCAAGTATTTGCCCGTAAGCCTTGTCATCTTTTTTAGTGATCTTTAGGACTATCTCAAAGAACACTATCTTTTCTTCTAAAATTGATTTGCAGATTTCACTCATAATTAAAATAATAAATCGGGGTTATTTTCTTCTGTTATAAATTCTACCATCTTGCCCATGGCTCCTCTGTATATCTTAGGTCTGCTCTTGTATTTAAACTCTCCCAAAGAATCAAGCCATCTGTAGAACCTGTTGTGTGATAACTTCCATCTACCATACGTTCCATAGTCTGGGAACTCTTCAACGAATCTGTTGTACATGGACATTCCTGGAACAGCAACGTTAATCTTCATGAAGTCATTGTCACTTGATGTGGCCCACTCCCAAAATTCTGTAGATGTCTCAGCTATGAACTTACGTGTCTTGAGGTTCATGAAGTCACACCTAACAAGATTGTTTGACAGGTAGCTCTGTAGATTGGATATCATATAGTTGTCAAATCTAGACCACTCATCTCTGCTCCAACCAACGAACAACATGTGACCAAACTCAGTCTCAGGAGTAAACATCTTTGTATAGTACTGCTTAAACTCTAGGTCCCACTTTCTACGTTCAAAGCTGTTTCCTGCTCCCTTTATTGCGTAGTTTGTTGTTATGACAATCTTTGGTGAGTTCTCAAATGGTATGTGTATTTCGTCCTTGTTCTTTTTCTCCAACGTAATACCCTCGGTGATTACACTGAATAGTCTCTCGAAGTCAAAGTTCTTTGCTACATCGTCAAAAACAAGAGTCTGTGTGTCTACCTGTACACGTTGATATGGAAATGATTTCTGAAAACTGAATCCCTTTCCGTCAATTATTACCATCTTCTTTATGTATGATATAGACTTAACAAATATACCCTTCCCTGTACCTCCCTCTGGGTTGTCACTAATCACCTCATCGTTTAGAATAACAGCAGGACAATAACTGGCTGGCTTGTAGCTGTGCAAAAGGTAGCCAATTGTTGATTCCATGGACTTAATCCTTCCTGAATTATTTCCGCTTATGTTTGAAACAAATCTCTTAAACTCACAATCATCAAACTTTGTAACTCTAAAGTCTCTGTCTATCTTCTGCTTCTCCCAAACATATCCACCTAAATCTCTGTAGTCTATCATATCTATGCTGTCTGATGTAACCTTAACAGCACAGTTTCTATAGTACAGATAAGACTCGTTAATGGTGTCAACCATAAATACTGGTTCTATCTTGGCTACGTAGTTTAGAAATGATTCCTGAAAGAACTTAGTGTTCATTGCAAAGAAGTTATAAACGCTCATGTCGTTTGACTTCATTAGATAGTCTAACACAAAGTCCTTTATCATGTCCTCGTTGGTGTCGCTAATTATATTGTCAACAATCCTTACAAAAACAAAGTTATTAGAACCATTTGGGTAGTACTTATAGAACCCGTTTCCCTTTAGATAATCCCTAAAAAGATGTGGTATCAAGTCAATCTTACCCTTACTGCTCTTGGACCAAAATGTATTGTACTCCTCAGTCTCAACCATTTCATTTATAATGTTCTCGTCAATGTCTGGGTAGTAGTTCTTTACATCCTTTATTGGAACACCTTTCTTTATGTCGTTCTTTATAGATGTTGTTTTGTCTATGTCCTCGTAGTGCTTTGTCCCGTGATCAGACACATTTTTGTATGCAGACCATACTATAGTCTTCATCTCAGAAGCCATTGACCCGTCATCGTATGACAACAACACATTTAGAGCCTCATCTTTATTGATTCCGTATTGATTGAGTGCTGATGCTAAGATAAATAGATTGTTGTTCCTGTATCCTACAACCATACCATGCTTCTTCTCCCACCACATACAAAGCCTTTTTATAACTTCGTTTGAGTCACTGATTCGTATCATAGGTGGAGGCTTGATGTTGTCATTTGTGTTAACCATCTCAGACCATACCTCAGACAGCTCGTTTACATATATGTCTGGGTCCCAGCTCTCGTAACATACACGAGATATATTCTTGCATGACTTGTCAAACTCATCACGATTGTAGTAGTTTTGTAACGCTAAGAAATACTTCTTGTGATTTGAAGCGTCTTGTGGAATTCTAACCAACAACTTTATTCCATCTCCAGATGGTGACATGAACATGCAGTAAGTATACTTGTCGTTAAACAAGAACATTCTCATTTCTTGTAAATCTTCCTCACTCTTAAATCCATCAAAGTCTATACATATTATACCGCTGTGATTAACTATAGCATTGTCTGCCCTTCTAGAAAACTCTCCTGAAAAAAGTATTGCAGGTAGTAGTTTCTTTATGTTGTTCCTCTCCTCCTTTGTATCAGCAGAACGAATCTTTTTTACTATGTCCTTTGATTTGCCAAATTTTATCCTGTCAATGGCAACATCAATGTCAACGTAAAATGGTTTGTCCGTATCGTTTATTGATTTGAAGTAGGTTATCATATATTACTCTTTAATTTTTCTACGTATATTATAGCATCCATGAGCTCCTCCTGTAAATGATTGAGCCAGTCAATGTTTGACAAATCATTTCTGTCCATTGTTGTGTTGTACTTCTTTATTCCAACATTAGACCTTGACCTAATTTTAGAGATAACACTCTCTACTACACTATCGACAACTATGTCGAAAGTGGACGTTGATTCCCATTTCATACAAATTAATTTTAGATTATAAAAACACACACCTGCCATACCAGTGTGCGTAGAGTTTTTACCCGTATGGAGGCTAACCACAGAACCCTAACTGTAATCAATGTTGTTCCTTCTGTAATCAAGAATTTTATTAAGCAAATTTTCGTTATAGTTCGTCCAAAACTTTTTGTCTATTATTCTATTCTTATACACTGGTCGTTCACTGACCAATGGACTTATTGTTCTCGCAATTCCGAACTTAATAACCTGATTTTTCTGATCGGTTACAATTGTTTTAAAATTAAATCCAAGAACAGATTTGATTAATTGTCTATCTATCATGTTGTATAAATTAAGGTTAGTGATCCCGTTTGGATTCGAACCAAAGACCTACTGCTTAGAAGGCAGTTGCTCTATCCAACTGAGCTACGGGACCAATTAAAGTATTGCATTTAGTGTCAGAGCAATTCCTATCATTATTCCTAATAATATTCCGTACACTAGACCTAAAAGAAATCCACTCATTACTTGTTTAATTCAATATGGTTATCATTTAGTATCTCATAGAACTTGTCTCTGATTCTCTCAACCATATTCCACTCCTCCTCACTGAGCTCCTCATACTTCCATAGTGTTCTGATCTCCTGAGATATATCCCATAGAGCTAAGTACATCTTGCTACCTTGTATAGCAAGGTCAAATTCATGCTGGTCATCGGGTAGGTTAAATTCAAGTGTTGCTTTCATTGTTCTTTAATTATAATTCTCAACTCAATTTTTTTATCTTGCATTAATAAGTATAAGGCATTTTCTATACTTTCCTTTAGCATAAAATAATCACTTGCATTTATTGGTTTTGGTGTTTGAGTATTAAAATACTGTTCAAAATAATTCTTACCATTTTCGTTGCTATAAAATTCACTTTGTATTTTCATATCATTTCTATTTTATTTATGTGGCAATTTTTACCCCTTATCATTAATTGATTTGTTCTTGTTGTTTAGTTAGTCCATCCTTCCACCCTCTCATATATTCCGCATGGTTTTGCTCTTTTTCCATTTCTTTGGCTTGTTCAATTAACTTTACTCTTTTGATACCATAATCTAATTGATTAATTTTATTTGCTAAAAAGTCAAGAGTTAATTTTATTTCTTGCTCTGTATACCACTCCACTGCTGTTTGTTTCATAATTTTTCTATTTCTTGTTTTACTTCTTCCCAATAGTCATAAAATGTATCCGCATCTTCTTCTAGAATAGGCAAGTCCATTTCTAATATTTCATTAACTGTTATTAGTGCACATTGTTTAGCATTATATTCATCAGTAATGTAACCATCCACGTCATCCCATTGCTGTGTTGGGGCAATAAACTTCCTAAATAGTTCTTTTGCTTTCTCTCTTGGTGTCATAACTATATAATTAAATAACTTACTTGGTATCACAAATTGTGATCTTTATTCTGTTCATTCACATGATTAACAGCATCATTTAAGTTTGGTATAAACAAACCTATTGCTTCTTTTAAAGAATTATATATGTTCTCAGCATTCTCTCCCCAATACATATCGCAAGAAAAACCGCCTTCATTTATGTGAAATGGTGGTTCTAAAAAATATGATTGATGAAACTCATGAGGCTTTTGCGTGTATCTCTTACACGCTGACTTCAGTGGGCAGTCAATCCCAGGACACATTGTTATATCGCTCATTTTAATTTAAATTTTCTTGTTTCTACTTGGCCATTGCTGTATAGCTCTACTTTATATTTACCAGACACAATGTCGTGAAAGTATATTACACTTGCGCTGTCTAGTGGTATCTTTGGAATGTACATCTTACTATATCTGTACACAGCTATTGAGTCGTACTCAACGCCTAGATTAATTGAATATGCGTCACACTTTTTTGCAGTACTGCAAGACACAAGTAACGCAGATAGTATTATTGTTACGTACTTCATATTGATTAAATTAAAGTGGGTAGCATGACTACCCACCTTGATTAGCAGCAGATTAAAACGGTAACGGCTCCTCCTCGTTTACTGGTGTTGCCTTTGGGGCTTCACCTAGAGACTCAACTCTCCAAGCCTCAATGTTGTTAAAGTATTTGCCGTTATACTCTCGTCCACGAATTCTAAACGATACCTCAACCTCTTGTCCCTCCACAAACTTGTCAAGAACGTCAACATTCTTTTGAGTTAGCTGAAACAAAATATCCTGTGGATACTGATCGTGTGGCTCGTTCAATACGAACTCTCTCTTTGTGAACTTCTCGCTCACTTGTACTGATGGGTTTATAACCTTTAAAACCCCCTTCATTTTAAAATCACTCATTTGTTTTTATTATTTAGGTAATTAAAATACATTTTTGCATACTCCTCAGCCAACCTCAACTGACCATCCATCCAAACAATGTCATCGTCTGTTAGCTCTACTTTCACAATCGTCACTCTCAAGTTATCACTCAACTCATCCATGTAGTGCAAAACATCTGTCTCGTTGTCTGGAATCAACTCCTCTGGCGTGTTGCTCAACACAAACGCAACCTCTCCGTCTCTCCATTTTTGGCCCGTTGTTTTTTCAAGCATGTAAAGATAGTGTTTTACTTGCCAATCGTAACCACTTTCTTTAACTTTTTTTAGTGCCTTGACATCGCTCTTAGGCATTGTCTTCTTAGACCACGGACTCTTTATGTCAATTACCTTGCGTAAGATAGGGTCAACAATGTCAGGGTGACCAGTAGATATTCCGTATGATAAGAATCCATACTCGTCAATTGGCATTAGCTTCTCATAGTCTGTGAACATGACCCTGTTGTACACGTTGATAGACTCGTCCTCAACCATTGTACCCTTGGTCATCTCTCTGGTATTCACGGTAGTTCTAAAGTCGTACACCCTCTCGTCAATCATATCCTCTATGTACGTCTTAGCACCATCGCTCAACTCATCTATCCTGTTCATCCTGTCAGTTAGTCCGTTCATCTCCTCGGTCTGCTTGAACGTTCTGTCTTCCTTAGACATCAACATGTCTAGCTTTTCTTTCTGCTTGTCTGTCAGTCCTCCCCGTTTTCCAGAGAAGAGTGGGTGACAACTTGATGATCTTACGTTAATCATTGCTAAACATTTTTAGTTGGTCCTCAGTAATGATGTACTGTTTCTTGATTTTATCAATCGTTGTTCGCCCAGACTTCACAGCGTCAATAGCCTTTGTCAACTGATCGTCAGTAAGTAAAGGAAGCTCCTTCTTTGGCAACGGACGAGTGCTGAATCTCAGCGCATCGACCAGTCCTTGAGGACTCTTGACCTTCTCAGTTGTTATTACGATTGTCTTGCCAACGTAGTCGTTCGGGTCGAAAGAATTAAAGAATGTCTCAAGCCTCTTGAAGTTTGAGCGATTGCATACCATGGGCTTCTCAAACTCTTTGAGCTTGACGAACACCTTGTCCTCCTTGCCCATCTCTCCCACAAACGTGTCTTGATAGATTTTGTCAATTGTTACTTCTTTCGGCTCATACTTGCCGTTTACCTCCAAGTCCCATGCTCCCATGTACTTGTTGTCTTTCATTAGATTTCTCCAGTGTGCCATATTATATTTAATTGATTACAAAGATTTTAAAATTTTCTCTAATCTCACAAAAAAACTTTCTTTTTTTACAGAAAGTTTTAAGCTCCTACGCTTAAGGCTCTCAATGTCGTAAGACCCTGGGTTGAACTCAGATATGCGAATCATATTGTTTATGATGCCCAACTTCCTGTCACATACGTCAATGTTAACCTTAAGACAACCAGCCTCCCACCCTATATTCTCAAAGAACAAAGACTGCTCACCAGTTATCGGCTCGTAAAAATCAGATGCCGTCATCGTGTTCATTATCCTAACAGAGCCGTCCTTGTCAAACTTCTCTATCTTCACTCCGTTGTCAATGAACCAAGAACTATCTAGTGTTCTGAATATTCTATTCTCAGGGTCGGAGACTATTCTGTCCCATACTTTCTCAGTACTCATGATTCTTTCTTTTATTTTTTTCAGGGTCAAAATATAGCATGTATCCGTCACTAACAAAGAAGTCAATGTACTCAATGTAGCATACCAAGAACACACTCTCGTAACCAGTAACGCCTCTCGTTACTAATGTTACATAAACGTTGTCAGTATTTTCTTTCTTGTAGAAGAATGAGAATATCGGAGTGTTTGGAAACTTCTTGTAGTTGACTACGGTCTTTGTTGTATCGACTCCGTTCATGTACAGGGCAACCTTGTGAGCCCTAATTGCATCGTAAACGTTGTCAAACTCCTTGTGGTACTCCCTCTCTATTCCGTTCTCTCCCATCTCAACAGACTGGTATCCTGACGGAAGTTTTAACTGAGCATTACCAATGTAACTTATAAGCAACATCGGTAGAATTAATTTAATTGTTTTCATTACTTTTTTTTTAATCGTTTAACATAAATGTGTGGGCAGACTTACTGCCAGACATACTGAACTCGTATGTGTCAGACTCGCACGTGATGTCTCCCGTCCTGATAATCATCTTGGTTGACTTGTGGAAGTCATCAACAAATCCCTCCTTGCTGTTCATATCTAGAAATATGTATACAGACTTGTGGTCCTTTGATACCATCGATGCAGACTGGTACTTCTTGTAAGAACCATTGACCACGAGTGCCATCTCAACGAGAGACTGCTCGTCACAAACGTATACGTTGGTTATGTAAAGAACTACGTCTCCGTTGATGTTCTCCATCTTGAGTATGGAGCTACCTGTTCCTGAGTTGTACGCTATCTTGTACGGATCGTCAATGCCGTTGTCTACCTTTTGATATTTCCACTGGGACATGGCTTGTGTTGTTACTAGCGATAGTGCTAGCGATAAAATTAGATTTCTCATGTTAAAATAGTTTACTAAATGATATAATAATTCCAAACGTACATATGGTTGTAACTAGAAGAAAAACTAGTGTTAGCTTACCTGAAATGTGTATGCTCTTGATGGATAGTATGTACGAGACTGCCCAACATAGAGTCCATAAAAATAAATCTCTCATTGTGTTATTTTTTTAGTTCATCAATATATCCTAACACGAATCCAATCGCCACGAGGAGATTCATTCCTGCCGACATTATTACCTCGTGGATGTCCTCGTATACATTCAACGATAGGTGTACGTGCCCTACAACCCAGAACGGGATGCTTAAATTTTGACTTATCCATAGTAATGTGTATTTAATTAGTTTAGACATGGCTTCTGAGTTATTATCTGTACGACAGCCCTCTCTATTGATATTACCTTCGCTAGAGGTAGTGCCATCTCGAAAAATACTAGTGCCTGACTCTTGCCATAGCACATGATGTACAGGGTGGACTCCTCACCATCCTGCGTGAACCTTATCAGATATCTTTTCATAGCTCTAGTGTTACTTCGGTTATTACACTCTCTTCGTAAAACGGCAGGTCGTGGTCCTCAACTATGTATGCCGATACCATGTTGTTTAGCCAGTCCTTATCGTTTCTAAAGTTATCCCTTGCGTGGTAGTCAAAACACACATCATACGTTTTGCCCCTTAGTTCAACCCTTGACCACTCGTTCAGGTTGTCAAAAAATATCTCTACAAAGTCATCACATACAGATAGGATTATTGATCGGTAGAACGGATTTACTTTTGCTTTCATAATGTTGGTTTGTGTTGGTTTATGTTGGTTTTGTGTTGATTTTTTTTTCTTAAACCCTTGATTTTACTAGGTTAGTGTTAAAATGTTAATTTTTATACCCTAATTCGAAAATAAAAAAAAATATATATATATAGTATAGTAATATATAGAAAAAAATATTTCTGAATATTTTGGGCAAAAAATTGACATTTCGACATTTTTAAGCGTAAGTCCTTGTAAATAAAGGTTTTAAGTTGTGTTGATTTCATTTAGAATCAACATCGGTCAACACTAGAAACATTATCGTTATTCCTAAAAGACTGATAGTCAGATAGTTATGCGTATCTTCAGGAATGTCGATTTTTCTTTTGCTTAGAATCCATACAAATAGTACGAATATCATGGTCATTTTGCCTATTGTTTTCATGGCTGTAGTTTTGATATGAATAAATATAGATTGTCTCCACTAGTTCTGGAGCATAGGTAGTAGTCGTGGTCAACCAACAGGTCTATCTCTTGGTAGATGTAACTTCTGACGTGTTGACTGACTGATTGATTGTCTGTGAACTTGTAGCTGACCATTGTGTCTTCTTGAATTTCAAAGATTCCTTCGTGATGGTCTTCTCCGAGAGGGATGGAGAACATCGCTCCACCCTCTTCGAAAGTTTTTTGTGCAAATTTTATTAGATTCATTTCACAATCATCATTTAAGTTCTACAATCGTGTTTAGGTTAATCATCCTAAACTCTTTCTTGTGCATGTCGAACACAACCATCAATCCCTTGTCAGATGGATTGAACGACATACCTACTCCCTTTACTCCCTTTCGAACTCCTAGCCTTGCGACCATTCTTCTAAGAGAACCATCCTTCTTGATAAAGGTTACAGAAAACATCCTGTTGCCCTTTGCTAAAATTTGATCTTTCATTTTGATTCTATTTTGGTTATTAATTCTTTTAACTTTTCTTCTGGAACATCCTTCGATAGTTCGCACACTAGCTCCAACAATTTTGTTGAGTTGCCAGTTAGGTCTATTAGCTCAATTAAGAACTTTGCTCTTGTTGTCATAAGTTCGAAAATATTAAAAGTTTAGTTTGTCAAATTCAGTGTACATGTCTGCATACTCTAATGGAAATCTATCCTTTAGTGCTTGGAGTAATACATCGTTGTCATACTGCTCATATCCATCTCGTTCTGCGTTAACGATTGGTTGTATGACCTCAGCTATTTGGTCATCGTCTAGAGTTGTTACTAGATAGAAGTCCTCTTCCATCCATGCCGTTGTGTTGATTCTAATTACTCTCATGATTACTTTATTTTTTCGGTTATTATTTCTACGCTTACACCTATAGCATAAAATATTTGCTCTATAGTGTATTCATTTGTTAGTGCCATGTCTAACGCTGTCATCTTTTGTTCGTCAGTTAGGCTATCATCCTTTACGTCATGGATGCTCCATAGATTGTCTACGTAGTACCCTGCTTGCTTTAAAACTAACTTTGCGTTAGCTATTGCCATTAGTCTTGAATCTGAGAAATTTTCCATTGTTATTAGATTTTATTGATTAAAAATGATGACACATCGTTCCATGATGTTGTCGCTATTATATCCCTTGCGTATGCCTCAGCATCTTCGTAGCTGAACTGCTCAGTCCATTTGACCATTAGCTCGTTCTGATTGTTGTCGTAGAAGACAACTTGAAATTTTGATAGTTCCATGGTTACTTGTTTTAATTATGATTTAAAGTATAGTTCTCCAACACTGAAGTATCGGTCTAACGATGGAGTCTCGACTATAGTTACTAGTCTTCCAGATTTTAATCCATCTATGTAGAACTCTGCATACTCATCGTCAGATTGTTCTAGTATCTTAATGACATTTGTGTTATCAACTCTCGTTACTCCGTACATTGGAGTATGAGTAAATGCCATTCTTACCATTGGGAATACATCTCCAATTATTTTTCTGTAGTGACCTGTGGGTGCTGTTTTCATGATTACTTGTTTTAAAGGTTAATTATTTTTACATTTCTATTCCGTACTCTATTGCTCTCATCTCGTCTATGTCACCATCCTTGGTCAGTATGCCTGTATCGATTAATCGAGATGCCATCCTACCATAGTGTCCCTGTAGAGACCAAGCCATTCCGTTTCTTACTAGTTCTGCGAACAGGTACACCATACCTGCCCCGTCTAACATACCTTCTTCGTATGCTATTAGTTTATCAATCATGTCCATTTATTTTGTCTATTTGTGTTAAATAATAGTCGTACCACCCATTGAATCTATCCTGTATTTCTTCAGTATAGTTCTCTCCGTCATACATGTCATCTTCATTATTGCAGATATCTCCCGATTCGTACAATGTTCTGCTGTGAGCTAGTTCACATGCTAGTTCTAATCTTTGTTCTGTTGTCATGATTTCTAGTTATTAAATTCGTTACCATCCTCATCGTACCAATCGTCCTCATCTACCTCCTCCCACTCGGTGTAGTAGTACAACTCCTCCTCGTAGTAGTGGTTCATCATTAATTTGTCTGATTTAAAGTTTAGGCTTTCTTCTTTAGCAACACCTTTCAACCATTCGATTAAGTGTTTCTTCTCAGAGAAGTGGAGGTCACCTGCTCCAACAACATAACCCTCGTTCATGCCCACTCCTGTGGCATCACATTTTCTTGCATATTTTTCCATGGTTACTTGTTTTAAAGGTTAATTTCTTCTATGTATACTCGCTGTAGTCCATCGTCAAGGTGGACATAAAAATCATCTTGTCGGTCTGTGTATACCTCCTCAATGAACAGGTGTTCCTGTATGCTGTTCTTTATTTCGGTTAGCCTATCGAATGCCTCAGCAAATGATTCGAAATAATAGTGCTCGTTGTAGTCTAGACAATCGAACACGTGGTGTACTGCAAATAGTGTTTTCATGTTTAATCAATTTTAAATACGTCCATAATTTTTACTCCTTTTCTGTTCATAAGGAAATACCAATTGGTGAAATGCTTTTCGTCATTAAAGGTTTTCCTGTATGAGTGAAGACTCCCACATAAAGTCTTTTGTATTATATCATAAGTTACCATTGAATCTATCTTTTGTCATTTGTAATAATTCATCCTCGCTGTGCTGTAGTAATTCATCTAGCTTGTTTCGATTGACATCAATTATCCCATGCACTGGGTGTTTTATGTCATTGATACCCCTCCATTGCTTGTTGCGTTTTAATTGCTCAGTTATGGTCAATTGTCTTGTTGTTCCGTCTAACTTGCGGAAACCTACGTTGTCTAAAATCTTTCCTGTTTTCATGGTTTCTATTTTTTATTGGTTATTACTATGCCTCAAATCCTCCCATGTATAACTTTCCGTTCTCATCGAACCATGGTTGATATTCACCATGCTCTGCCTCCATGTCATCAGTCTCGAAGAATGTGCTGAAATCAGCTAGTTCTAGCTCGTGACATACACATATTACTTGCATCTCATCACCATAGATTGGATGCTCGTAGAATTCAATTACTTGACCTTTGTCGTTCATCATTTTGCCGTAGCTTGTTGGCTTATGTGCCATTAATTTCTTGTAGTTCATGATTTCTAGATTTAAATATTAGACTTTTTGATTAAAATTCCGCCTCCTACGATGCCAGCGAATAGTACATACACTACCACCATTGCGTGACCTTTGGTGTCCATTAGGAATCCCGTTACGCTAGATACAACAGGCAATACTATTCCGATTGTTGTCATTGCCATTCCGATTAAAAAAATTACTGCTTTCATGATTATTTGGTTTTATTGGTTACTTAATTAACGATGCGAAAATGGGATGCGTACACGTTGTGTTCGGATTAGCACTCCATTGTTGAAGAATCCCCATACCTCGAAGACTCCATCAATTTTGATGATTTTACTTGACATATTACATTTGATTTATTGGTTAGTGGTGCATTCGGTATCGCTCCGATAAACTAGTCATTCTAGATGCACCTATTGTTTTTGCATGCCACGTGAAACTGCATGCTCTCTTCTTTATCCCTATGCTATGCATGGTGTTGACATCATCCACCTGAGTAGTGTAATGATTGTCGTAGCTTGGAGGAGTCTTTATACTTACCCCGTACTACCCTAGGTCTGACCTACCCCGTTGATGTTTATTGTCTTACCAATATGTCAAAGAACGTCCCATCTCACATGTATGACTGAACTACTTTAAACCATCTGACCTTGTGTTGACCTCCGAAGAGCACCCTGTCATACTTTATCGTTTCGTTCACCTGTAGCATACTGATTCGTCATCGTAACATCTAGAGGCTTGTCAAGTTTTCGATTGACGGATAAGCTAAGCGTTTCAGTCTATGTAGCTCGCTTATCGCAGTCATGTTCTTTCTCAGTAGGTCTCTCCTAAGCTCTTATTACTTTCATCTAGTCTCTGTCGCAATGACTGCTAGAACTAAGAGTCGTAATTGAGTCCCCCATGTGTGTCGCTTGTCAATCGTTGTTAGCTCGTTTGCTTGTTGTAAAGATAATGCGGAAAAGAGGTAAGTAGCACACTTTTTTCGTAGTTAGATTGCAAATTACGTAGAACTACGTAGAAAGATCTACGTATAACTACGTAGTGCCATCTACGTATAACTACGTAGTTGACGGGTTATGTTCACGGGCATTTCGCTCTGAAACGTAAGCTAGGTAAGGCTTTCAGGATATTACATAATATTGGGTGTAAAAATGTAACTATCTTGGGAATTGGAATAGGTGTTGCCCTCCCTCTACAGGGATGCCAACAGGTACGCCAACACGCCAACCAACCAACAGCAAATGTTAACGAATGTTAATTCTATTTAACATAATGCAAATTATATAACAGGCCTACCGACCGACCGACCGACAGGCCGAACGTCCGACAGGAAAGAATGTGTATGTATGTACATAAGTATTGTAACATATTGATGGGCATCACCATGCCAAATGGCATACAGGCAAAAAGCCAAAAAATCCGACTGAAAATCTGGAAATCAAGACCCCACCCATAAATTTCAAACGGTTTTCCGATCGGCCTGGCTCGCGTCAATCCCCCCTATTACCCAAAAATTCTGTATATTTGACAAAAAAAAGAAATGGCAAGAGCTAAGAAGAAGCACCCAAAACCTAGGAGCAAAAGATCAATCAATAGGCTTTTGAAGATGATTAGTATTAATGACGAAAAAATAAAAGAGTATGCCAGTAGATACCAAGCCGAAGAGAAAGGTAGTAGAGAGGCTTGACAAGACCTTGATACAGACATCCCCAGGTAAGTTTGTGAGGATGCCACAGCTTCACGCTAAAGACAAAGACATTAAGATAACCACAAAGACGTATGGTCCGTCTGGCAATCTTAAAAAAACAAAAGAAGAAAGTCAGTACATATTTGAGGAGGGTCATGGTAAAGTTATAGGTGGCAAGTCTATAAGCACATCAAAGTATGACAAGTCTGGAAACGTAAGAAAAAACGTAACAATTGGTTTTGATAAAAAGATTAGCAAAACTGGCAGCGAAACAGAAAACAAAAAGACTGTTACCAAAAGAGGCGTTACAAAAGAAAAGAACGTTCGTTCTGGAGATATAAGGCGTTTAAACAGGATGAATGTAAAATAAAAAAATACTATCTTTGTAAAAGAATATGCTTCTAGAAATTCATAACATGATACCTGTAGGACTCAACGTTGGTTTTGAGGTATATGGAAAGGAGGACGATTATGATTACTATGAAGTCCATATCAATCTATTAATTTTAAAATTTGTGTTCAAATGGCAATAATGAAGTACGGGAGAACAACGTTAGCTCCCAAGTATATAGATCCTAAAACTGGAAACAGGATAGCCGATCCAAACGTATATGGTAAAACTGTTGACTTATCACATTCTGGAGACATTAAGGGAACATACATTAGCTGGCCTGAATTCAGACAGAAATATCAATCTGGAGCATATAAAGATATAGAATTAGATAGAAAGGGAAGGGGTGTATCGCAGCAGTTTCCAGCAGATGTAAACAGATATCTTTCTGGTAAAACAGATAAACTTTCTGAGGAGTATGATGAGCCATTAGAGATGACAGAGATGACAACCTCTGGGGAGAGAGCATCTAGCTACGAGCTTAACTATAAGCCAGGTTCTAAGACATATAAAACTAAGCTTTTTAAATATAATGCTGAGATGGCTTCAGCACCTAAAGAAGTTAGGCAGTCATTTATAAATCAAAGCCCAAAGAATAGTGAGCCTGCATTCTCTATTGTAGCAGGAGATGTGAGATGGGGCAGACAAGACCCAAGAAAGATTCCAAATCCTGAATCAATGGAAGAAGTTGCAACAACACAAGCAACAGCTCCAACTCCAACTGAACCAACAAAACCTAAGAAGACTAAGGTTACTGAGAAGGTTGTAGAGGGGGTTGAGGGTTGGGACTTCAAAGAGCCAAAGTATAAATCTAAGACTATAAGAGTAAAAGATAAATCTCCAAGAATAAAAGAATCTGGAGGTATTAAGAAATCATCTAGGACAGTGAAAACTACTTCACTTGTTCCTATAGGTAAACATAATACTAGAGAAAGAAGGCTTTGGGAAACATACGAGGTAGGATCATATAAGGGTAAGGATTTTCGAGGTATGACCGAGGAGCAGTTAAGAGGTTTAACTAAGCAGGCTAGACAAGACAAGAGGGGTGCTATGTTTGAGGGAGACTTCAGTTACTCTAAGTCTGCCATTAAGAAAATAAAAGAGGCCAGAAAATATGCAGGAAGAGAGAACGTTGCTGGACTTTCAAGTGCTCAAGAGAAGGTTAATCCAATGCGAGTTTATGAGTCAAAAGTTTGGACTGGAGAGTACAAGGATGAGTCTGGCAAGATTCTGCCTGGGAAATTCATGAAGAATGATGAGTATGGTAACCTTAGCCCACTTAATAAGGTAGTAACAAACAGCAAGGGAGAAAAAATAATAACAGAGAGAGAGAATACAGAAAACAAAATATATGACAGTGGATTTTTTGCTCTAAAAAAGGGAGGGCCATCTAAAAACAAACTATACACAATAGATATGCAGCAGGGTTATGCAGGTTCAAAGCAATATGGAGAGGCTAAAAGTTCTTTTAAATCATCCATGGACAATGCTACCAACAGAAACTCGCTTCAGGCTAAGATTGTAACATCACTTAACAGACAAAAATTAGAAAGACAGAACAGAAGAAAAAGTTCTGGCAATTAATTTTGAATAAAAACTACAAAATGGGGGTCACTGACCCCTTTTTTTGTTTTGTAAAGTAAAAAATTAGTAAATTTGGTGTAAAATTTAATAAAATGATAGTAAAAGAGATTCATTTTGGCGATGATGGCCAAAAAAAATTGAAATCTGGCATCAAAAAGATAGCTGGGGCAGTAAAAAGTACTCTAGGTGCTAGAGGTAGGACAGTATTAATAGAGTCTGAGAACCATGTTGGTGGTATTACCGTAACAAAGGACGGTGTTACTGTAGCAAAGTCTATCAATTTGTATGATCCTACCGAGAACCTAGCCGTTATGATGATGAGACAGGCCGCTGACAAGACGGCAACTGTTGCTGGTGATGGTACAACGACATCAATTGTACTTGCAGAGGCAATTATTGACGCAGCTGACAAGTATTTAACACCTGAGCACAATGTAACTGAGGTGATACGTGGAATATCTGCGCTATCAAAGAAGGTTGTTGACAAGCTAGACAAGATGTCTAAGAAGGTTAACGGAAAGAGGCTTTACGATGTTGCGACAATATCAGCTAACAATGACAATGAGCTTGGCAAGATGATTGGAGATGCATTTTCTTGGGTGCCACTTGTTACTGTTGAGAACAGCATGAACTCTGAGACAAGGGTTGAGATAATAAATGGAATGAGAATCGAGAGGGGGTACACATCTCCATACTTTGTCACGGATCAAAAGAAGCAAGAGTGTGTCCTTGATAATCCGTATGTATTGATTTGTGATCACGAGATAAACAATATCTCCAATTTAGAGAAGGTGTTAGCACCAATCGTTTCTCAGGGTAAATCGTTACTAATCATTGGTAACTTAGGTCCAAACGCACTACAGACGTTAAACGTTAACGTGTACCAGGGCAAAATTAAGGCATGCAATATTATTCCTCCGTCATTTGGATACAGACAGAAAGACCTGTTAAAAGACTTAGCTGTAGCTCTTGGAGGCACATACTTTAGCGAGGACACTGGTGATGACCTATCAATAATAGGATTGTCTGACTTGGGCAAGGCATCAAAAATCATTGTTAAGAAAGACGTTACAGTGTTTATGCACCACGCAGACTTTAAGGATGACATTGACAAGCACATTGCTGACCTTAAGGCAATGGTTGATCAGACAGACAACAAAGAAGAGAAAGACTTTATTAGAGAGAGGATAGCCAATATATCTGGCGGTGTTGGCGTTATATATGTAGGTGCACAGAGTGACATTGAGCAGAAGGAGAAGAGAGACAGGATTGATGACGCTGTGTACGCTGTTATGGCCGCACTTGAGGATGGTATTCTACCTGGTGGTGGTATTGCACTGTCTGAGTGTGCTGCAATGATTTACGATGAGTTTGATGTATCGGCAATGATTATGCATGACGCACTTCTAGCTCCATTTGATCAGATACTCATTAACGCTGGCAAGAAGCCAACCGAGATAGCAATGGGTATATTTGATAAGGGATATGGATACGATGTAAAGGGTGAGCGTTTTGGTGACATGATTAAGATGGGAATTATTGACCCGACTAAGGTTACTAAGAACGCACTACTAAACGCTGTATCTGTAGCAACAACTATTATGAGTACTAACGCAATTATAACAAACATTAGAGCAGATGAAAGTCCTAAATAAATTTTTATTAATCGAGAAGATTGTAGAACAGAAGACTGCCAAGAGCGGTCTGATATTAAGTGGAGAGGAGTACCAGGACATGAGGTATCACTATGGAGTTGTTGTAGAGCCAGGAATAAACGTTGTTGGAATATCAATCGGTGATAAGATAATGTTCGATAAGGTTCACTCTTATGACGTTGTAATAGACAGCAACAGGTTTACTGTCCTTCAGGAGAAGGATGTTGTTTGCGTTCTTTAAAGTCAGCGTTAAACTTTCTTATAGCTTGGGCTAGCATCCTCTCTGAGTAAGAGCCGTTCGGTTTAAACACCTTGTTGCGTCTCGGAGTCTCAGGGAAGGGTTCTAGCCCAATTAGCTTTCTATACATACTGGCTATCATTTTCTTTGATTGAAACGATAGTTCATACAGGTTGCTCTCTCCGTATTTTCTTTTTCTCCATATAACAATGAATCCTTCTCTCAATAGTCTATCAAACTTATTTTTATCCCAGCTCATAAATGCTGAGTACTCTTTAAACCTTGATCTAGTGAATATCTTCTCTGAGTACAGAAATAGCAACATATCTATATCGGCAGATGACTTAAGTCCATATTGAAACCTAGCCCACTTCCTAATTATACCCCAGTTCTTTAAAAAGTCGAACTTGGTGTCTCTTCCATAATATATTTTATCGACACGTTTTCTTCTTCTATTTATTATTTTCATTTTTATTATATTTGTATCGTAAAAACAAAGTTATGAAAAATAGAACCACATCTCAAACTACAGGGCCAGATAAAAAGGCTAAAAGAGTAACATCTAATACAACTCCAGGTGTAAAAACTAATGGTACTAAACCAGCTAGTAATCAAACAATGGAGCCTGTATCAATATACAAAAAGAGGTCAAAAATAGTTCATTCATTTACTGAGCCTATTTCAGAATTAAGACGTACCGAGAAGATTATTCAAAAGCCATATATTCCAGTAGTAGATGCTATAGAAAGCGGAATGAAAGGCGCAATGATAGGCGGTATTCAAAAACGCATTGATGATAGAATGCAGAATGGCATTAATTATAATAATATACCATTTAAGAATAATGCTATTGATGTTCTTAAAAGAAGAAAATACGATATTTCAAGCGAGTTTGATGGACAAGAAGTTCAAGGTACTCTGACCGAAAGACCTACTGTTGGTGGCGGAATGGTTGAGACAGAAAGATACAACATGCCTAGCGGAGGAAGTAGAATGGAGAGAACTAGATATAATCAAGAAGGTCAGCCTGTTAATAGAGTAATTAGAGATAAAAAAATAAATCCACGATAATGAAAAAGATGGTGTCCGAAAAAAAGACTGGCGAAAAATATGCCAGCAAATCTGCCAAGATGAAGCACGAAAAGTCTGAGTCTAAGAAAGAGATGATTAAGGAGTATGGCATGAAGGCCGCCATGAAAAAAATGGGCAAGAAAAAATGAAAGACCCAAGGCTAGAAAGAGCTGGTGTTGAAGGTTTTAATAAACCTAAAAGAACTCCAAGTCACCCAACAAAGAGCCACATTGTTGTAGCGAAGCAGGGTGATGAGGTGAGAACCATTAGATTTGGACAGCAGGGAGTTAAGACCAATCAGACTGCTGGTCAGCGTGAGGCATTTAAGAGCCGTCACGCAAAGAACATTGCAAAAGGCAAGATGAGTGCTGCATACTGGGCAGACAAGGTAAAGTGGTCACCAAGTAAGACTGCATCTCCAAGCAAGAAATGGGTTAAAGGTTCGTAAGATGTCTGTAGCTAAAAAGAAAAATCCAGAGTTATGGAGTCGCATTGTTTCTAGCGTTAAGTCTGGGAGCAAGGGTGGTGACCCAGGTCAGTGGTCTGCAAGAAAGGCACAGATAGCTGTATATAAGTATAAAGAGGCAGGGGGTAAATATGCAGGAAAGAAGTCCGAGTCAAACAGCTTATCTAAGTGGACAAAGCAAGAGTGGACAACAAAGAGTGGCAAGCCAAGCAAAGAAACTGGTGAGCGTTATCTACCAAAGAAGGCAATTGAGTCATTAAGTTCATCTGAGTATGCTGCTACAACAAGAGCTAAAAGACAGGGAGGAGGAACTGGTAGCGTTGTAAAGCAACCAAAAAGAATAGCTGAAAAAACTGCAAAGTACAGAAAATGATTATAATTAAAAAGCACTACGGATTCGGAGACACCGTTCATGCTATAACCAAGGCAACTGGAATAGAGAAGGTTGTAAAGGCAGTAGCTGGAGAAGACTGCGGATGCAGCGAAAGAAAAGAAAAACTAAACAACCCAAACCTATTAATTAATAAGATATTCTATGGGACAGAGCAAGACATCCAAGTACTACGCAAGCAACCCGAAAGCAGCGGAGAAGAGGAGAGAGTATCAGAGGGAGCTTAATAAAAGCGAGTCTGAAAAGAACTACAGAGCAGAGCACACTAAAGAGAGGAGAAAGAGGGGTATTGACGGAAAAGGTGGTGCTGATGTTAGTATGAAAAAAAATGGTAAATTTGTACTTGAGTCTCCAACTAGGAATAGAGCTAGGAACGGAGCAAACGGAAAGAGTACTAAGAAATAATAACTTTATAAAAAGAAAGACATGCCAGTAAATATACCAGCAGGAACAAAGTTTGAGGCCATTAAGCCTACAACTAATGTGAACAGACGATCAGCGTTAGTTAACTCTAACGATCCAACATTTACCATTGAGGACTTTGCTCAGACTGTGTCTGCAGGGTTAACATTTCCAATTACATTAAACTACATTCCAATGGCAGATGCTCTTGGTGGTCTTGTTGATTCAAACTTGTATCAAAATGATTTCGGTTATGGTACTGGCTTATTTGGAGATTTTATTGGGGGCATAGGTCTTAGTTCTTCAGGTACTAATTTAATTTCTGCAATTATTGATTCTATTAGTGGATATAGCTCTATATATATAGGGGATGTATTTGGTGCTTTAGGTCCTTCTTTTGGTATTTCTATACAGTCAGTTCCAATCGGCTCAAGTTTAAATTTAAACACAAAAGGTGTTAATGTTTTTTCTTGTTTCGTTGATTCTGGAGCATACGATTTTGGTGGAATTTATACTAGATTCGGAATCGTCAATGGTGATACGCCTTCACCATCTTTATTTGTTAGTAATGACTTGGTAACTAACATTGGAGGCATTGAATACATCAAGGTTATTTATAACGGAACTCCATATAAAATTCAATTAATACCTTAATAATGGATAAAGAAAAAGCATTAATGATAATTGAAAGAGCTTTAGATGAAGCTACAAAAAAAGGTGTGTATAGCCTTTCTGATGTTGCGGCTATTTTAAACGCTCTTAACACTATAAAAAACGATTAAAGATGGCATATCAAAAATTACAACAAAGTAGAGCTGCTGCTGTAACTCTTAGCGACACTGACAACATACCATACGTTGGATACCCAACAGAGACTTGGCCATGTGTACTTTACTCTGGTTCTGGTGGTATTATTAGAGTTTTAACTGCTGGTGGTGATGACGTTACATTTAACGCTGTTCCTGCTGGAGTTGTTCTACCTATCCAAGTTATCAGAGTATTTGCATCTACAACGTCTGCAACTGGTATCGTAGCTCTTTGGTAGTATGGCTCTTATTAGCAACGAAGGAACGGTTGGCTTAACTAGCACAATACTATACGAGTGTAGGTCTCAAAATGTTTGTGCTATAAATTATATAAGATTCTCAAACTCCGTAACTAATTATGATGTTCTTGTACAGAAGTATGTAGCTTCAACTGCATCTACTGTAGATATATATTCATTATCATTAAATCATGGTGACACTATTACTGATGATATGGTTTATATACTATATGCTGGTGACCAGATACTAGCCACATCAACTGACGCTAATACAACGTTTATAATAAGCGGAGAGGAAGGTCCAAACTTATCTTTCTTACGATGCAAGTAACTGATGGAAATGGTAATATATTTGGGCCTCATGGACTACAGGTAAACGGATCTGATGGTAAGCCAAAAGTAATAACTGGTGGTGGTGGAGGCTTTCCAAAAGGAACTGCAAGTGGGGTAAACACATATACAACTACAATATCAGGCGTAACATCTTACAACGATGGTGACGCATATCTAATTAGATTTACTACTGGAAACACAACTGGAGCCACTTTAGACATAAATGGCCTAGGTGCGGTTCCACTTTACAGGAACAATGACGGACCAATAATAGGAGGTGATATTGAGGACGGGTCTGAAATGTTGTGTGTATATAATTCAACACTATCTGCATTTCAGTTGATAGGAACATCTCCAAACACATTAATAGCATATGTAACTAATGCTGATTCTGTAACAATAACAAAAGGTCAGCCAGTATACGCATTTGGAGGCCAGGGAGACAGAATAACGGTAAAACTAGCATACAACACTACTGATGCTACATCAGCACAAACGGTAGGTATAGTGTTGTCTGCATCAATTGGAGTTAATCAGAAGGGATTTATTATTATTTATGGCCAAATAGATGGACTTAGTATTTTTCCTACTTCTACATGGTCAGATGGTGACCCTGTATACTTAGGTCCAACGGCAGGGTCAATAACTAACGTAAAACCATCAGCACCTAATCACTTGGTGTATCTTGGTTATGTAACAACAGCAAACAATGGTAGTGCTGGAAGGATGTATGTTAGGGTTCAGAACGGTTATGAGCTTGAAGAGTTACATGACGTACAAATATCTGGACTTGCTGATAATGACATAATACAATATGATTTATCTACAGATCTTTGGCAGAATAAATCATTGTCAAACGCTGGAATACAGCCTACATTAGTTAGTGCAACAAATATTAAAACCATAAATGGCAATTCATTAGTAGGGTCGGGTGATTTGAGTATTATGCCTAAGTATCTAGGCCATTCAGCATCCACAGGATCATTGAGCGTTTCTACAGCCGTTACTATATCAAAAGCATTAAGAATACCAGCTAACACACTAACCAGCGACACATTGCTTGAGATACAGTGGAGACTTGTTAGAATAGTTGGTAATACTGGACAAATGTATACTAGATTGTATATAAATACAAGCAACAGCATGACTGGTGCTACATTAATATCGGGTATAGCCACAATAAATGGAGGGAGTACTCAATATTCAATAAAATGCGATAAAACAATAACGTGTAGAAACAATGGATTTGCATGGATGAATTCAAATTCCAATGAATTTACAGGCGTAGCTTTAAATGGATATAATCTTAATAAAGCAGTAGATCAATACTTATTGTTCACTGTTCAGTCGGCTACTAATGGTGAAACGTGTTTAGTAGACTTTTTCAGAGTGTTGCAATATGCTTAATTTTCATATAAATTAAAATAATTACCTTTGTAGGTATGAAGTATGTATCTGCATTCCTTTTATTATTAAGCTTTTACTCGTGTTCAATAGAGAAAAAACTAGCAAAGTATTGCCCTCTATGTCCTACAAAAGATAGCACAGTTACAGTTATCGCATATCGAGATACGACTATAAAAGTTCCTGGTGAAACTGTTTTTATAGAAGACACATTATTTTGTGATTCTCTAGGAAATGTATATGCATCAAGATTAGCTGAGAAAGATGGTACTATACTTAAGTTGCAATCAAGAGTCGTTGACAATAAGTACAAGGTTATAGCTAAAACTGACACTATATATAAAGTAGTTAAGGGAAACACTATATACAAAACTCAAACCAAAACTATAACAAAAACACTAAAGCCAGAAAAGATAAAGTACGTTCCGTCATTTATTAATTTTTTAGCTTGGTTTGGAGGAATATTTTTAATCATAATTTTAATTTATATAACGTACAGAATTATTAAGTCACAACTATTAAAATTATGAAAACAAAGCTATCTCTTTTTTTGATGTCTTTAATGTCCATTATATCCCCAGTTAAACCATTAGTTTCTATTGCAGTAGCATTTATTATTCTTGATTTATTTTTCGGTATATGGAGAAGCGTAAAACTTTATGGATGGAAAAGTTATAGATCTTATAAACTAACCCACACAGTGTCAAAGAGCCTTCTTTATGCAGGGGCTATATTTGCTATTTTCTTTTTAGAGACATATGTGTTAGCAGATATACTAGGACTTTTTATAAGTGTTGACTTGATACTAACAAAAGCATTTACATTCTTTTGTGTTTTTATTGAGATTAAAAGCATTAATGAAAGCTTTGAGGATGTAACTGGTAAAAATGTCTTGAAGTTATTTAAAGATTTTTTAACTAGAACAAAAAACGATTTAAACGAATTTAAAAACTAATTATGTATACTAGAGAAAAAATAGAAAGCATTGTAAAATCAAAAGGATATAAGTGGTTTGAAGACAATGCTAATAAGTCATATGATGTTAACATCGTTGGAGTTCGCAACAACGCCCCCAGTGTGGCTGACAAAGTTACCAACGTTTTTGATGACTACATAACAATATCTTTTAAAGATGCGTCTGGTAATTGGCAGTTCTATTGTTGGAACGCAACCACGGACCCTGGCAAAAAGGGTGTTCAACAATTTCACAACAAGAAGGGTGTAGCTAGATTAGTGCCAGGGCAATATAGAGCTACATGGTGCATCGATAAACATCAGGGCAAATATGATGCACTATGCCAGAGGCTAGGAGAGGTTACTGTATGGAGGGATGGCAATAAGGATCTAAAATTCGATGAGGTTAAAACCGACAGGGGTATCTTTGGGATAAATATCCACAAGGCAGGAATAGATAGCACATGGGTAGAGAACTGGAGCGAAGGATGTCAAGTTTTCAAGAGAGTAAAAGATTTCAATGAATTTATGTCAATATGTAAAAAGGCCGCTAAGATTCATGGAAACAAGTTCTCTTATACTCTACTTGAGTTATGAAGTTTAAAAGTCATTGGCTAAAGGAAATATGGGGATTCTTTAGCATTAGGCTTATAGTAGGACCATTACGTGTATTTTGCATTGACATAGATGTGTACAGAAATTTTTATTCAATTACTTTTCTTAACTTTACAATTCGAAACAGATGAGCAAGAAATCATTAGAAGTTAAAACATTCGAGAAGAGATACGTCTCTAGACCAGGTGTTCATGCTAAGACTAAAACATCAGGTCTAAAGGCATCTAAAAACTATAAGAAAAAATATAAAGGACAAGGACGATGAAAACAGGAAACTACCAAGCACAATCACCAAGCGTAAATGACTTATTGTTTGGTACTCAAAACTCAACAGGAGACACTGTTAACTTTAAAGTGCAGGATGTACTTAACTTAACTCAGGCTCCATCTGTTGTTACTACAAACACCTTGACAACTGCTACAATATCAAACATTAATACATACTTTACTGGTATTTCTGGAGCTAGTTTTGCAATTACTCTTCCTACTGCCAGTGCAAACATTGATGGTTTAAAGTATGTTATTATGTCTACAAATAACAGACCTACTACTACATGGGTAACTCCTGGAGCAAATATCGTAGGAGCTCCAGCTGGTTTATCTGCTAATACTCCAATATGTTTTCAGTATAACAATGCTAATACTACTTGGTATATCTCTATGTAACGAATTTTCTTTATCTTTGTAACAAATAAAAATTAAATAAAATGGCAAAAGAAAAAAAATTAGCTCAAGAAGAGCTAGATAAGTTACGGTCTTTAAACCAAACTTACAGAGATCTTAAGTTTCAAATCGCTGACATTGAGGTTTCATTTGAAAGAATGAAGAGTCAAAAAATGTCATCACTAGCGAACCTAGAGACTGCTGCATTTGATTTGTCTCAATTTCAAGATGAATTAGTTTCAAAATACGGAGACGTAAAAATTAATCTTCAAACAGGTGAATATAATTAGAAAAATATCTGTTGGTCCTGATTACATGAAGTCAATGCACTATGTTGTTGGTCAAGATGTATTGAGAGGTAGTGCCACTATTGATACTATATTGATGGAGACAGATAACTCTATATCAATATACATATTAAATCAAGACAAAGAGATTGTAAAGTGGAAGAGTTTTTCTAGTTCAATGCCATTATCTATTGAGTACAACATAGATTTCTAATGAAGTCTCCACATCATTTTATAGTCAAACCTTATAATGATAGGCGTTATGACAACATACGCAAGTATGGTGACATTGACTTTGTAATAAGTTCTTCTCAGGAAGACCATACAGTGTCTAATAGAATGGGTGTTATAGTATCTGTTCCTATAAGTTACAATGGCCCAATAAAGCCAGGATACGAGGTTATTGTTCATCATAATGTTTTCAAGTTTTATTATGATATGAAGGGCAACCAAAAGAGTAGCTGGCATCATTTGTTTGATGATTATTTCATTATAGAGAATGATCAGTTATTTCTTTATAGAGAATCTGGTGGCGAATGGAATGCAACCTATCCTTATTGTTTTGTTAGACCCATACCAAACGAAGATAAAATAATATCAACTTCAGGGTCTAGGGAAGAATTGTGGGGTGAGTTAGTATACTTTAACGAACAATTACAAGATGTTTCAAAGGGTGATATTGTATCGTTTTCTCCAGATAGCGAATACGAATTTAGGATCGAAGGTGATTTATTATATAGAATGTATAATAAGAACATATGTCTAAAAAGATAGAATTAATACAGGCTGCAAAGGTAGCGGTGGATGAGTTAATAAAGGTATTAAGAGAGCCAATAATTACACACGCAGAGGATGACGTTTCTGCCGACAAACTTAAGAACGCTGCTTCAGCCAAGAGACTAGCATTCGAGGATGCTTTATATATGCTTGGTAAGATTGACGAAGAAGAAAATAAAGACACTCAGCCAGTAGTTGCTCAAGTTGATTTTGGTAAGTCTGGATTTGCTGAAGGTAGGGCAAAAATAAAAAATGGAAAATAATCTATATATAGTACTTGATGATTATGTAAGTAAGTCCATAGTTGTAAATAAAAACAAACGAAAGAACTGGGAGTACGGATATAATAAAGACTATGACCTCGTTGTTATATCTAAAGATGGAACTATAGGTGACATATATAATATAAATGGGGTAAAGATTGCATTGCCTTTAGTTCCAGATAAAGTAGATAATAGAGGAAACAAGTGGTCAGCAAATGAGTATCCAAAAGAGCTACAAAAAATAAAGACAATATTTGATTGGAACAGGAAAGATAATGCGTTCAAGATACAGTATGTAGATTATATAGAACAAGAATTTGAAAGAAGAGAGAATGGATACTGGTTTATAAATAATGGTGTACCTACATACATTACTGGGACCCATTACATGTATCTTCAATGGACAAAGATAGACATAGGTCTTCCTGACTTTAGAGAATCTAACAGAATATTCTATATATATTGGGAGGCTTGCAAGGCTGACAACAGATCGTTTGGTATGTGCTACCTAAAAAATAGACGATCTGGTTTCTCTTTTATGAGTTCTGCCGAGTCGTGTAATACTGGAACAATAGTTCGTGATTCTAGAATTGGAATATTATCAAAAACAGGTAGTGATGCAAAAAAAATGTTTACAGACAAGGTGGTTCCAATCGTTAGGAATTACCCGTTTTTTTTCAAGCCTATTCAAGACGGTATGGATAATCCTAAGACTGAGCTGGCTTTTAGGGTTCCTGCTAGTAAGATTACTAGGAAAAATATGGACGAGGAAAAGACGGAAGATATCGAAGGTCTGGACACAACAATAGACTGGAAGAATACTGCTGACAACAGCTACGATGGTGAGAAATTGCTTCTTCTTGTTCATGACGAGAGCGGTAAATGGGAAAAACCAGAGAATATACTAAATAACTGGAGAGTTACCAAGACGTGTTTAAGGCTTGGTGCTAAAATCATAGGCAAGTGTATGATGGGATCAACATCAAATGCTTTGCCAAAAGGTGGAGAGAACTTTAAGAAACTATACAACGATAGTAATCCATCTACAAGATCAGCTAATGAACAAACTAAAAGTGGTTTATACTCTTTGTTTATACCAATGGAGTGGAACGTAGAGGGTTACATAGACGAGTATGGTTGGCCAGTATTTGATAATCCAGAAAAGCCAATAAAAGGTATAGATGGAGAAACAATAAGCACAGGGGTTATAACATGGTGGAACAACGAGGTAAACGCATTAAAGTCTGATTCAGACGCTTTAAATGAATTTTATAGGCAGTTTCCAAGAACAGAGTCACATGCATTTAGAGATGAATCAAAGCAATCTATATTTAACTTAACAAAGATATACCAGCAGATTGATTATAATGATTCTTTGATAAAAGAAAAGTTCTTGACTAGAGGATATTTTCACTGGAAGAATGGAGAAAAAGATAGCGAGGTTATATGGACTCCAGACAAGAATGGAAGATTTTTAGTATCTTGGATACCCAAACCACACTTAAGAAATAACGTAATAGTAAAGAATGGAAAGAAGTATCCTGGAAACGAACACATGGGAGCATTTGGCTGTGACCCTTATGACATATCGGGTGTTGTTGGAGGAGGTGGTTCTAACGGTGCTCTCCATGGTATGACAACGTTTCATATGTCTGATGGTCCAACAAATGAATTCTTTTTAGAGTATATAGCAAGACCTCAGACGGCTGAGATATTTTTTGAGGATGTATTGATGGCTTGTCATTTTTATGGAATGCCTATATTAGCAGAAAATAATAAGGCTAGATTATTGTATCATTTTAAGAATAGAGGTTACAGATCTTTCTCGATGAATAGACCAGATAAGAACTTGGGCAAACTATCTAAGACTGAAATAGAAATAGGTGGAATACCAAACTCTAGTGAAGACGTTAGACAGGCTCATGCTTCATGTATTGAATCATACATAGAAGAATATGTTGGTTTTGATACAGAAGGGACATACAGAGATAATGATGTAATAGGATCCATGTACTTTAACAAAACACTAGAAGATTGGGCCAGGTTTGACCCAACAAACAGGACAAAACACGATGCGTCAATTAGTTCTGGTTTAGCTATTATGGCAAACAGAAAGCATATGTTTGTTCCTGAGAGAAAAGAATCAAAAATTAGTATTAAATTTGTAAGATATAATAATCAGGGCAGTCACAGCAAAATTATAGAATAGAATGGAAAAACCATCTGTTGTAATATATCAGAATCCGTTTCCTAGCCAAATGGTAACGGACGAAGAAAAACAAACTTATGAGTACGGCTTAAAGGTTGGTAAGGCCATTGAAGGAGAATGGTTCAAGCGAAAAAATAATACGTGTAGGTTTTATGATCAGTGGGGAGAATACCACAGACTACGTTTATATGCTAGAGGTCAACAGCCAGTACAAAAATATAAGGATGAACTTGCTATAAACGGAGATATGTCTATGATGAACTTAGACTGGACTCCAGTGCCTATTATACCTAAGTTTGTTGACGTTGTTGTAAACGGAATGTCTGACAGACTTTTTGAAATTAGAACAGAGGCACAAGACGTTACGTCTGCCGAGAAGAAGAACATATTTCAAGAAATGATTGAGGCTGATATGATAGCCAAAGATTTCTTGACAATGACTCAAGAGCAGTTTGGAGTTAATGCTTTTAATGTTGATCCAAAAGACTTACCAGAAAATGACGAGGAGCTTGAGCTATATATGCAGCTTAAGTACAAGCCAAGTATAGAGATTGCTAGTGAGGTAGCCATCAATACAGTGCTTGAGATGAATGACTATCCTGAGCTAAGAAAGTTAATAGATTATGATCTTGTTACATTGGGTGTGTCTGTTGCCAAGCATTCATTCTTAGTAAATGATGGATTAAGGGTAGAGTATGTTGACCCAGCTAACTGGATACATAGCTATACAGAGAAGAATGATTTCTCTGATTGTTATTACTTTGGTGAAGTAAAGCAAATGCACTACACTGAATTGCTTAAAATTGACCCTAACTTAACTGACGAACAATTAAACGAAATAAGAAGCACAAGCTCTGCTTGGTATACATATTTTCCTATAATACGAAACTATCAGGATGATTACTTTCTTAATGAAGTTGTCACTCTTATTTACTTCAATTACAAAGCTTCAAAGAAGTTTGTATGGAAAAAGAAGATGTTAGAGAATGGTGGTGAGAGAATTATCAGAAAAGGCGAAAACTTTAATCCACCTACAGAAGATGGTATTCCATATGAAAAGGTTGAAGCAGTAAGAGATGTATGGTACGAAGGTATTTTAGTAGCTGGTACCAATATTATTCTTAAGTGGGAGATGATGAAGAATATGGTTAGACCAAAGTCTGCTAGTCAAAAGGCTTATCCTAACTATATTGCTTTTGCACCTAGAATGTATAAAGGAATAATGGAGTCTCTTGTTAGAAGAATGATTCCTTTTGCAGATCAGATACAGCTTACACACTTAAAGCTACAACAAGTTACGGCAAGAGTAGTACCAGATGGTGTATTTATTGATGCTGATGGTATTAATGAGGTAGACCTTGGTACAGGTGCTGCATATAATCCAGAGGATGCACTTAAGTTATACTTCCAAACAGGTAGTGTAATTGGCAGAAGCTATACTCAAGATGGTGAGTTTAACAATGCTAGAATTCCTATTCAAGAACTTAGCACTAATAGTGGACAAGCTAAAATGTCTTCTCTTATAAATAACTATAACCACTATCTTAATATGATAAGAGATGTGACTGGAATCAATGAAGCTAGGGACGGTACAATGCCACATCCTGACGCTCTTGTTGGTATACAGAAGTTAGCAGCTCTTAACTCTAACACAGCTACTAGACACATACTAGAGGCCAATCTAAACATAACAAAAAGAATGGCTGAGTGTATATCAATACGTATTGCTGACATCATGGAATACTCAGATTTTTCTGAGCAATTTTCAATGCAGATAGGCAAGTATAATTTAGCAATACTTGATGAAATTAGAGACTTATATTTATTTGACTTTGGTATATTTATAGACCTTTCTCCAGATGAGGAAGAAAGACAAATGCTTGAGGCAAATATTCAGGTAGCTCTTCAGCAACAAACAATTGATTTAGAGGATGCCATTGATATTAGAAATATCAAGAACATCAAGATGGCAAATGAGTTGCTTAAAATGAAGAGGAAGAAGAGAATGGAATCTCAGCAACAACAGAAAGAGATGGAGTATCAGATGCAGATGCAAACTAATATTCAATCACAACAAGCTGCTGCTGAATCTAAGGCTCAGTTGCTACAGATGGAGGCTCAGAGTAAAATTCAACTTAAAGAGGCTGAAGCTAACTATGAAATAATGAAGATGCAAGCAGAGGCTGAACTTAAGAAAGAACTAATGAATATTGAGTTCCAATATAATATGCAATTAAAAGGCATGGATGCTGAACAATTGAAGGTTAGAGAGGATGAAAAAGAAAAAGCTAAAGATAAAAGAATTGACATTCAAGCATCAAGACAATCTGAATTAATTAATCAAAGAAAGAACAATCTTCCGCCTATTGACTTTGAAAGTACAGAAGATTCTCTAGATGGATTTGATTTAGAGTCTTTCGAACCTAGATAACATGGCATATATAGAACACAACTTTTTTCCTTTAAAAGTATTTGTAAGGAATGAGTATATGTATCAATTTAAGAGTGGGCATGGTGAATTCACTCAAGGAGTTATAATGTCTGTTAGATGCATGCCTGGTCAGGCTGCATTATTCCAAGTTCTTCTTGAGAACGGTGTAATGAGAGATAAGTTACCATCTCATGCACTTCTTACTAAACCTGAGTTACCAGACCCAGATTTACCATTTCATTATTTACAGATATGGAATTGTTTTTCATATAACTTCACTTTATTGCACCTGTCTTATGTTTATGATACTAAAGTTGAGGTGTATATGAAAGATAGAAAATGGTACGAAGGAAGTTATTATGCAACAATAAATTGGGGATCAAATGACTTGAATACTGATTTATCTCTAGCAGAAGATCCATTAGAGCATAAGAGTCATCACATTATATTGCTTGATAATGGACAGATAGCCTTACAACCAAACAATAGAATAAAATGGTCAGAGCCCTCTTTTGTTACTAAACCATTCCCTGAAAAACCAGATTATATGGTAAATACTGAATACTTTAATTCAGAAGGATATGAGAAATGGAATACAGAAGACTCTCAAGCAATGTTTTACGAAAACGAGTAATATAATATTTATTAACTTTGTAAAAATTAAATTAAATAAAAATGGAAGGAGAAATTAAAGTAAGGCTTGTAGATGCCGAAGAAAAATCAGTTGCTGAAGTAGAAGAACAACTACTAAAACAACATGAAGAATCTACAAACGCTACTAGTGAAACATCGGATACAGTAGAAACAACATCTGTTCCCGACACTGTAGAGACAATTATTACTGAAGATAATTCGCCAACAATTGTTGACGATATTGATGATAATAAAGTTCTTTCATATATTGGTAAAAGGTACAATAGAGACATAAATAACTTAGATGAGTTATTTGAGCAGAGACAACAGAATGAGGAATTACCCGAAGATGTCTCTGCGTTTCTAAAGTATAAAAAAGAAACAGGACGTGGAATCGAAGATTTTATTCAATTGAATAAGAACTACGATGAAATGGACGAGGAGTCTTTGCTTTTTGAATATCATCGAGAACAGAACCCAGAATTAGAACCAGAAGATATTCGGTTTGATGTATCTGAAAAGTTTAGTTACGATGAAGATTTTGATGATGAAAAAGAAATCAAAAAGAAAAAATTAGCAAAGAAAAAAGAGCTCTCAAAAGCTAAGAAATACTTTAACGACCTAAAAGAGCAGTACAAAGTTCCACTTGAGTCAAGGGAATCGTTTGTTCAACAGGAAGATAAAGAAGAGTATGATGCTTATAAGAGATATAAAGAGTCCTCAAAGTCTGCGGAAGAAGACGGCAGAAAGAAAGCTGAGTACTTCTCTAAAAAAACTCAAGAACTTTTCTCTAATAATTTTGAAGGTTTCAAATTTAATTTAGATGAAAACAAGAAGTTGGTTTATAAACCTGGAGATCCAAAAGCTTTATTGCAAGAACAAAACGATTTGAGAAACTTTGTTTCACAATTTCTCGATGACAATGGTTACCTTGCAGATGCTGAAGCATTCCATCGTTCAATTGCTATAGCTAAAAACCCAGATAAATTTGCTAAATTTTTCTATGAAAAAGGAATGGCAGATGCGGTAGGTAGTGTTGCTAAAGAGTCTAAAAACATTGATATGACTCGACAGGCCACGCAGGTAACTCCAAGTGAGGGTATGAAGATTAGAGTAATTGATCCAGACAGAGGAAGTAGATTAGTAATTAAAAAACGTTAAACTTTTAAACTTTTAAAAAATGGCTGGTACATTATCAGTGAGCCCTGGAGTAAATCTTACTCCTAGCTCAGTAAAGGCAACATTGCCTACAAATTATATTACAAATTTTGATTTCTTGAATCAGTATCTTCCTGATACTTATGAGCAAGAATTCGAGCGTTATGGAAACAGATCTATCGCATCTTTCTTGCGCATGGTTGGTGCTGAACTTCCTTCTAACTCTGACTTAATTAAATGGGCAGAACAAGGTCGTTTGCATACAAAATACACAGGATTGACTTATGGAGCTCTTTCTTCTGGAACTCAAACTTTTACACTAGCTTCTGGTACATGTGTGTTTAGAGTTGGTCAAACTGTATTCTTATCTTCAGAAAGCATATCTTCTGAATCAGAAAAAGCCATCATTACGACAGTAACTAGTAATACATTTACAGTTGCGTACTACAATAATGTTGCTACTACATTTACATCAGGTACTGTAACTGCATTTGTATATGGTTCTGAATTCGCAAAAGGAACAAACGGAATGGTAGGCTCTTTAGAGGCTGAAGATGATTTCTTTGAATGTAAACCAGTTATTATTAAAGATAACTATACTGTATCTGGTTCTGATATGGCTCAAGTTGGTTGGGTTGAGGTTACTACTGAAAACGGGGCAACTGGTTACTACTGGTTCTTAAAGTCTGAGCACGAAACTCGTCTACGTTTTGAGGACTACCTTGAAATGATGATGGTTGAAGGCGTACCTGCTGCGTCTGGTTCAGCTGCTGAAGCCGCATTATCTACTTCAACTCCTGCTGTTGGTGTTGTTAATGCTGGTACTCAAGGTATGTTTGATACAATTGAAACTAGAGGAAATGTTTGGTCTGGTGGTAATCCATCTTCATTGGCTGACTTTGACACTATTATTCAAAGACTTGACAAGCAAGGTGCCATCGCAGAAAACGTATTGTTCTTGAATCGTCAGTTCTCTTTCGATATCGATGATATGTTAGCTGCTCAGAACTCTTACGGAGCTGGTGGCACTTCTTACGGTCTATTTGATAATAGCGAGGAGATGGCATTGAACCTTGGTTTCTCTGGATTTAAGAGAGGATACGAGTTCTACAAAACTGACTGGAAATACCTTAACGATGCAACTCTTCGTGGAGGTCTAGTTGGTGGTGTAATTAACGGTGTATTAGTTCCTGCTGGAACAATGACTGTATACGATCAAATTCTTGGTAAAAACGCTAGAAGACCATTCTTACATGTTCGTTACCGAGCTTCTGAAGCTGAAGATCGTAGATACAAAACTTGGATGACTGGTTCCGCAGGTGGTGCTGCAACTAGCGACCTCGATGCAATGCAAGTAAACTTCTTGTCAGAGAGAGCTCTTTGTACACTAGGTGCTAACAACTTCGTTATCTTCAAGGGATAATTGAAAAAATTGGGAGGGGCCTAGTGCCTCTCCCTTTTTATTATTAATAAATTAAATTATATCAAATGAAAACAACAAGAAAATCTGTATTAGAACCAAAAGATAGAGTCTATATCTTAAGGTCAGCAAAAACCCCATTAACTTATTTTTTAGCATCAAGAGATACACCTAGAAAAAGGTTATTACACTATGATGAGGAAACTAATTCTAATAGACCTCTTCGTTATGCTAGAAATTCAAATTCACCATTTCAAGATGAACAAGGAGATAATGTAATAATAGAACCAATTGTATTTGAAGATGGAGTATTAAAAGTTCCAAAAACTAATCCAGTGCTTCAGGAATTCTTATATTATCATCCTGGAAATGGAAATGAATTTTATGAATTTGATAAAGAAAAAGACGCTCAAATAGACATAAAGAAGATGTATGATGAGCTTGATGCTCAGTTGATTGCTAGAGAAATGTCATTTGATGAGTTAGAGCCAATTGCAAGATTATTATTAGGTGGATCTATTGATAGCATGAAAACATCAGAAGTTAGAAGAGACATGATGATTTATGCTAAAAGATATCCTCAAGACTTTATGGAAGCAGTAAACGACCCAGGTATTAAAGTAACAAGTTTTGCGGCTAGAGCATTATCTGATGGATATTTATCATTTAGAAATAATAAGAAGGAGATTTATTTCAATCTTAAGGATAATAAAAAGAAACTACTTACCGTTCCTTATGGTGAAGATCCAGTGTATTTATTGTCTGCTTATTTACAATCAGATGAGGGATTAGATTTATACAAGTTTTTAGAAAATAAATTTTCTGAAAATTAGTATATTTGTAGCATTATTCACCCATTAATTTTTTACAAAATGGAAAAGTTTTTATCTATCCCAGTTACTAACGAGCAAAATCAATTAGTGTCTTGCACAGACATTAAATTAATTGAGCAAAGTTCATCTACTACAGTTGTTATCACTTATGGTGGTGGTAAAGAAACTACAATTACTCACGCAACAGACCCAACAGCTGGATCAGAAGCAATGCGTGACGCTATTCAAAATGCAGTTATTGCAGCTCTTCAAACTGCATGGGCTCAACCAGCTTACACTGTATCTGGTTTACCATTAGCTGTATCTGGTATTGCTATTGCATAATAGTAATTAATTCATTAAGAAAGGCACTCTCACAAAGTGCCTTTTTTTATTTATCTTTGTAAAAAGCATTCCTATGATTAACGAGGTTCGTAATAGCGTTATGTTTATATTGAACAAAGATAATAGGGGATATATAACCCCTATGGAGTTCAATGCTTACGCTAGACAGGCACAATTAGATATATTTCAAAAGTATATGTATGATTATAGCAACGCTATAGTCAAACAGAATGCTCGTTATCACGGAGAAGGTTACTCAAATATAGCACAAAGAATTTCAGAGGTAATAGATAGGCTTTCTGAGTATGATACGCTTCAGTATAATGCGCTTGGAGCAAACGTTAAAGTTCCAATTAACTGTTATTATATTGAGAAAGTAGTATACAACAATAGTGTTGAAGTAAATAGGGTAGATCATAGTAAGATACTTAATCTTATAAATTCTAATTTGACAGCTCCTACAGCTGATTATCCAGCATATATTTTGACTTCAGATGTTTCTGTTGGTCCAACTACATATACTCCAGGAGTTTTAACCGTATATCCTAACTCATTAATGAATATCGTTAGTGCGCCTACTGCCACCAATTTACAGATTAGATACGTTAGACAACCATATGATCCTAACTGGACTTACACAACAATTGCTGGTGGAGAGCCAATATTTGACTCGACAAACGCTCAGTTTCAAGACTTTGAGTTGCCATATGATGAGTTACCTAATTTGGTAACCAAGATACTACAATACTCTGGTCTTTCTATAAGAGAAAGTGAAGTTGTACAGGATGCTAAGGCAGAGGAATTACAAACATTACAACAAACTCAGTAAGAAATGTCATACATAACTAATTATCAATATTACACCAATAATGGTACGGTTCCTCAAGACGCTAACTGGGGTAGTTATCAGTATGTTACTCTAAAAGACATAATTAACAACTTTATGTTAATGTATGTTGGTAATGATAAGTTGGTAAACAACGTTGAAATATATACAGTCAGGTTCCACGCCAAAAGAGCGATACAAGAAATAAACTATGACGCATTAAGAAATATAAAAGTCATGGAGTTAGAACTTGGAGAACAACTCAAAATGGTTCTTCCTCCAGACTATATAAACTATGTTAGAATATCATTGTTAAAGGGTAACGTATTAATTCCTTTAGTGGAAAGTCGTAATGCGATAACAGCAAACGCATACTTGCAAGACAATAATCTTGACATTATTTTTGACTCCAATGGTGAAGTTGTTACAGGGACATCTAAGCTAGATATACTAAGACAAGACAAGCAGTTATACACTGGAGCAGGACCGTATAATGGATACTATGGATGGGCATACGAAGGAGATTGGTATTTTGGATACAACGTGGGTAGTCGTTTTGGTTTAAACACCGAAGACGCAAACCAAAATCCTCGTTTCACAATCAACAAAGCTGCTGGCGTAATTGATTTTACTAGTGGAGTTGAATATGGTAAAATTGTTTTAGAATATATATCAGATGGAATGGAAAACGGTGATGACTCTAAAATAAGCATAAACAAGTTAGCAGAGGAGTACATATATTCATACCTAAAGTGGGCTATACTTAACAACAAGACTGGTGTTCAAGAATACGCAATAAGAAGGGCTAGAGATGAGAAATCTGCCAACCTAAGAAACGCAAAAATAAGATTAAGTAACATGCATCCGTCTAGACTCTTGATGAGCTTAAGGGGTAGAGACAAATGGATTAAATAGTTATGGCTGAAATTAGTAGAACATTTCAAAAGGGAGTAATGAATCAAGACCTCGATGAGAGGTTATTGCCCAATGGTTATTATCGATATGCTAAAAATATAACTGTAAATAGTTATGCGGCAGGAGATGTAGGTGCAATACAGAACGCCTATGGGAATTCTTTAAGCGGTGTAACGCCTCAATTTCCTAATGGAACACCAATATCCGCACTTGTTACGTCAGCTACTATTACAAATCCCATTGTTATTGGTGCAATCGCTTATGAACCAAAAAATCTAATTTATTGGCTTGTTACTTGCGATGAATTTGATGCAATATTTGAGCATAATGTATTAAGTCAACAGACAGTAAGGGTATTACAATGCTCTAAACCAAGCCCAGGAAGTCCGCTTAATTTTAGTCCCGATTATATTGTGACAGGGATAAACTATATAGAAGGTCAGGATAACAATAATTATTTATTTTGGACTGACAATTATAATCCACCAAGAAGAATCAATATAAATAGATGTAAAGGATATACAGCTGATGATCCATCAATAGCTAATGACATAAGCGTTATAATGGCTCCTCCGTTAAATGCACCTTACATTATAATGTCTCAGGACAATAACCCTGACTCTACTAACTTAAAAGAAAAGTTTGTTTATTTTTCTTATCGTTATAAATATACTGACAATGAGTACAGTTCGTTAGCACCTTTTTCAGCGGTTGGATTTAAGGCTGGTAATTTTGGAATAGATTACGAGACTGGAGATAATCTTGGTATGGTGAACAACATAAATAGAGTTGACATATATTTTGAAACTGGGAATGAGTTTGTAAAAGAAATACAACTAGTTGTAAGAGATACAAGAAGCTTAAACGTAATGATTATTGAGTCTTTTAACAAAGATGAACTAAGCATATCTGATAACACTACATACTCATTTACATTTAGAAATAACAAGATATATTCAACGTTACCAAGTGATCAAGTAACAAGATTGTTTGATAATGTTCCACTAAAAGCTTTATCTCAAGATATTATTGGAAACAGATTGATATATGGAAACTACTTGCAATTTAGAAATATATCTGATTGTAATAATGTAGATATAAAGATTGATTTTACGGTAAATTATTTTTCTGTCCCTGTTACTGGAACGGCTCCGCTAAGATCTTTTAGAAGTGATAGAGATTATGAGATAGGTATAGTCTATACTGATGAGTACGGGAGAATGACTACGGTTATTACGCCTCCACTAAGCAATTCAAATAATAATCTAAGTAATGCTGTATACATACCTCCTACACAATCTAACTATGCGAATAGTTTACATGTTGAAATAAAACATGCCCCTCCTTGTTGGGCCACAAATTACAGACTAGTTTTAAAACAAAGCAAAAAAGATTATTACAATATATTTCCTAGATTATATGTTAACCAAGGTCTTTTTAGATATTTTTTAATTAATGAATCAGATAGAGATAAATTTGGTGTTGGCGATTATATAATTATAAAAAAGGGAGCACCTACCACGCCTACATACTCAAATAGACAATATAAAATATTGGAAGTTGAGATGAAGCAAGCTGGATTTAATAATATAACAAATGCCCCAGCAGGATTATATTTTAAAATAAAAATTGAGGCTAACGACACATCTATATTACCAGTAAATAGTTCTCAAATTTATACCAATACAACTCAAGGTACAAATCAAATATTACCTACTAATTGTAGTGTAGGAAATCAAAGAAATTCTGTAACTGCATTAGTAAATGACCCTAGTGTTAATGCTTTTTATGGATATACATCAAAACCAGTATTTTATGGTTCATTATCATCAGATGCTACAGCACTTTCAACTACCATAACATCATCATTCACTGGTAATACATCGCCAGGAGTTAATTTACCAATTCCTAGTAATCAAATAAATAAAAGATATTTTTATGGTAAGGATTTAAGATATACGATAGAAATAAAACCAGGTAATAAATTTAATTATACTGTAGACTTATTTGGTGTTTCCAACTGGATAGAAGTAAACGATATACCAATAGTAGTTGGTCAAGTTTATAGAATATTAACACCTACTGGAGTAGGATATGGGTCATTTCCAGGTTTAACTCTAAACAATACAGCTAATAATGCTGCATTTTTTATACAATTTAACAGTAATAATTTTGCCGTAGGAGATAAATGGAAAGTTGGAGGTAGAACAAATAAGCCATTTCTTGGTTCATCATCTTCATGGGGAGCTAATTATTTTGGATCATCTTCAATAACACATTCAAGTGTATATGATTATACTGAAGGATTAAATGGAGGTATGGCGGTATTGTCTGGTGTATTTTCTGGTCCAGTATATGCTGGAGCACAAATAACAATTCAAGTATTAAATGATAGACATAATAATAATGCATACGCTTCTCCACAGACATTCACTTCTCCTCAACAATATGAAAATATAGAGGAATGGTTTGTTGAGTCAGGTGCTTGGACATCGTTTATATCTAAAGGAGCTAATAACAATAGCAATAATCAAGGAGCAAAACCAATTTGGTTTCGAGAAACAACAGGGCCGTTATTGCAGATTAATCCTAATAATGGAAGTCAGACAAATCAAATAATTTATAATCCAACTTCACAAAGAGTTTCAATGTTTATGATGGGTTATGGAAATAGAGATGGATGTAAACAAAATTTATTTGAAGTTAAATTTAGTATTAATCAAATTACTCCATCTAAATCAATAATTTGTGAAACTGTACCCATAGAAACAGATGTAGATATATTTCATGAACTATCTAGAACTTATCCTATTAAGAATGGTAAACACATATCTAGATGGTATTTTGATGTCAGACAACCAGGTCCTCTTCTATCTACTAGATTAAAACAGACTAGTAAGGAGTGGGCTCATTACTTCAGTATTGGTGATGTTATATATCTTAACACAAATGGTGTATCGTCAATTACCGCATATTCTGTTACAGGTATAAACGATAGATACTCTATAGATATATTCCCAGCTATATCAACATCTCCATCTTTCCCTGGAAGTGTTGCATACACAACATACGAGCAAGACCAAACATCTGTAACAAATCCAGCTAAGATTCAACTAAACTATCCTGAGTACTCTAATGGAGATTTCAATGCGTTCACTTATTCGTCTGGATTAGAAACCTATAGAATAAAAGATGGATTCAATCAGCCCACAATGGAGTATAGTATAAGAACTACAACTTTAATTGAGGACTACGAAGAGGAACACAAGTTTGCATCATTAACATATAGTGGTGTTTTTCAGGCTACTACTTCTCTAAATAGATTAAACGAATTTAATTTATCGCTAGCAAACTTTAAAAATTTAGATAAAAGATATGGTAGCGTACAAAAGTTAAAGGCTAGAGATACTGATTTATTAACGTTACATCAAGATAAAGTTACATCAGTTCTGTATGGTAAAAACTTATTGTATGATGCTGTTGGAGGAAGTCAGATAGCATCTATACCAGAGGTTCTTGGAAATCAGGTAGCGTATCCAGGAGAGTATGGAATAAGCGATAATCCAGAGAGTTTTGCTACATGGGGGGATGTTTGTTACTTTGCTGATGAAAAAAGAGGTTCTGTTTTAAAGTTAGTAGGAACTGAAGTTATTCCTATATCTAATCAAGGAATGGGTTCATTTTGGATTGACACTATGAAATATAATCCTACTAACTATAAGTTTGGTGGTTTTGATCCTTACAATGGAACATATGTTCTTAGTGTTTCATCTAGATTAAAAGAATCATGTGATCTTAATTTAGTTCCAACTATTAAGAGTGTAAATTCAAGCGTATCGGTTGGAGCCGTGTTTATGTTTTCAATAAATAGCATGACTAGTTGGTCTATTTCTATAGAAGATAATGGATTTGGAACTAGCTGGGTAAATTGTCAAACAATAAGCGGTTCATACTCTCAATTTATATATGCAGTTTATTCCTCTAATCCATCAAACGCACCTAGAAGCGTTATATTTAGAGTAACATATTGTAACAACTTAACAAAAGACTTTATATTAACTCAAGGAGGAGTAAGTGCTCCAATTCAATTAATACCACTAATAAACGGATAAGATATGATGACCAAACAATCTTTTGAGTACACTGGAAGTAGCACTTACGAGATAAACAACGTTGTTGTTAGTAATAATAATATAGCATTATTTGATCAACTTACTGGCGTTGGTGGTGTAGATTTTATGCCGTATGATGGTGCTACAGTAATAGTAAAGGCAGGTGACTCAACAGGTACATATCAAGACTTAGCTCCAACCTTAAACAACAAGTTGTACTATCATGTATCAGACAAAATATATGATGCTAGAGATAAAGATACTTTGGTAAACATATCTACAGAGATACCTGTAATATATTCAGGCGGAGAGTTTGTTGGTACTTTTGTTTTTGTAAACCCGAATGATTATCCATACTTATACTTGTTCTGGAATTATAATGATACGGCAGAAGGTAGTACTAATATATCATATATAGGTGTAACAGATGAGAGAGTAATTGATTGGACTTTGGGTTCATATTTAGGAGTTGCTGGAATAAATTACAATTCATTAGATACTCCAACTAGATTTCAAATAAAGTGGAACGGGGGTATAGTTTCTGATTCTGGTTATGTAGGATTAAATACATTGGCAAACTATAATGCCTTAATAAGTGCTGGAGTTAATCCAGACGATATTAAGTTATCGTTTCCTTATAATGGCTTAGTAAACAATGGAAACGGTGCGTTAAGATTTAAGAAAAACACAGACTTAGGTTATGGAGAGATAATTGTGTCTTCTCCAATTGCAACATCCACATGGATTATAAATAAAGTTAATCCGTATCTAACTCCATTTTATATTGATATAACCGATGGAGATATCTCAAATGTTTGCACACAATGTCCTACATCTAACTACTACCATGATGGATTTAACTTAACTCCTGAAACTGGAGACAATATATATCTTGATCCACTAGGAGCGTCTACATATGATGGAAATAATGCGTATCATATGGTTGATATAGTATCTTGTGCCGTTCCGAGTCCAACTAATAAATATTATGTTTTAGTAAATGAGGATGGAGTTGTTGAATTAGTAGGGGTTTGTAACTGCCCAGAAACAGCTCCTCCAATGATTACGCAAGGTAATATATTTATAACTGTAGGAGAAGAAATAAGTATACCTTTATCGTCAATAGGTTCTCCAACTAGTTTTAACTTAATTGGCAGTTGTTACAATTATGTTTTAACAGGAGGTTCAAGATCTAGTGTGTTTAGTTATACTGACTGTAATGGAGATAGTAGATATATTTCAGTTAGCCCTTCTGTAGAAAGTGTGGTATGTGCATCTATTGCACCAGTATTAATATCTGGAGATGGAACCGCAACATCTTCTGGTCAGTGTTTTGAATATACATTAATTAATGGAATGAGTTTTTCTGATTCAGGTGTTTTGTCTGGAACAGCTCAAAAATTAAAAGATTTCTCTTTTTCTGTAACTGCAACCAATTGTTTTGGTACAAGCCCTATATACGACATTAATGTATTTGTATCTAAAGGAGAGCTACTTACACCATTTTCAGTAGATGTTGAACAGTATAAAGAAACTGCTAGTGATTGCTGTAGCATAACACCTACATTTTCAATACTATATTTTGAGGGAGAGTATTCTGTTCCAGACTTAAGAAATAGGGTCTACAAAGATCAACTGGCTGAAGAATATTTTGACGGAGGTAACTTCTGGTACTTTATTGATAAGTCTGATTATGTTATAAAAATAGATAGAAACGGATACGTTGTTGAGACATCAGTTTGTGCAGGAAGTACTACCACAACAAGCACTACTAGCACCACAACTATACCTGTTGTTGGTAACTATTATGAGGCTGTATCATGTATAGATGGAGTTACAACTGCTATATTGATAGATGTTACATCAGCGGTTATTGTGCCAACAAACATTGTTAAAACTGCTGACGGAAATTGTTGGGAAATAACGTCTGTATCGCCAGGAGGATTTCCATACTTTTATATTGAAAACCCCGTAGTTATATACGCAGATTGTACAACGTGTACTGGTACTACTACCACGACAACAAGTACTACAACTACTACGCTTCCTCCAATAACAGCTTTTAATATAAGCCCATCAAATCCTGCAAATGACGCATATACGGCATGTAATTCAGCAGGTATATTTATTTCATACTATCATTTCGGTGCATATACAATGCCACTAGTGGGTGACATAGTATACACTGACCCACTATGTACTACTTTATTTAATGGTGGATTTTTATGGTATATAGCCAATGATGGGGTAAACACTTATGCCATTCATATAGCTAATACGGGGCAGGTGTTACACATAAGCCCTTGTAGTATAGTAACCACAACAACTACTACTACTACAATACCAACATATTACTATGATGCAGAATTATGTACATCTCCTGGACCAACATACTTGCTTGCTTACCAAAGCTTGTATCCAGTAGTTGCAGGGGATATAGTAAAGGGAGATGATGGCAATTGTTATGAGATAATAACAACATCACTACCAGGCGTACAAGATGCTAATATTTTATTTATTTTTGCTAACTGTTCTAGCTGCATAGGCACTACAACGACAACAACATCAACGACTACAACAACAACAACAACGACATCAACCACAACCACAACTACAGTTAAACCTATTTATTCTGTTTTATGTAACTATGGCATAGAGAGTGTTGTTTGTAGTTCGCCTGTTGTTACGTTTTATACAGATGGACCAATTGGAGATCCCATTAGTGGAATATGCATAGACGCAGCGTTTACTACTCCTGCTCCAGCTAACTACTACAAGGCATACACAAGCTCTGTAGCTTACGAGTGGGATGGTGCGCTTTGGACTGGAAATATTAAAAATTGTTAATGAATAAAATTAAATTTCTATCAGCACAACCAGCGATAGATTATTATGCATGGCAAGTTGAGGTGCAAATAATGAACTTCATGATTAATGGGTATAGCCCAGAGCAGATCAATGTAGTAGCTGGTTATCAGGATGAGATTCCTGAGTCTTGGAATAAGTTAAGAAATCACTTTACTAGTGTAAACTTTTTCTTCTATGAAGATACTTTAGGTGAGTGCAAGTATCTTCCTGCTATTCAAGGACATATACTTAAAAAACACTTTAAAGAACACCCAGACAATACACCGTATTTTTTTGTTGATGCTGACTTTATATTTACAAAGTATCTAGACTTTAGTAAGTTCTTAAACGATGATAAGTGGTACTTCTCAGACACGACATCTTACATTGGGTATGACTACATAGTAAGCAAGGGAGAAGAGGTTCTAGAGGCCATGTGTAATGTTGTAGGTATATCTAAAGAAACAGTAAAGGAAAACCAAAACAATAGTGGTGGTGCTCAAAAACTAATGAAGAATTTAAGTGCTGAATACTGGGAGTTAGTTGAGAAATATTCGTTTGAACTTTACGATACAGCGATGTCATTACAGCACGTTAGAAATGACGGAAGTAATCACGGAATACAGGCTTGGACTTCTAGTATGTGGGCAGAACTTTGGACTGCCTGGAAGATGGGAATAGAGGTTGTTGTTCCAGAAGAGTTTGACTTCTGTTGGGCTACTTGTAACTCAAGAATGTGGGACAAAGTTTATTTTTTTCATAATGCTGGGGTTATGTCAGACAAGGATGGTATGTTCCACAAGGCTAAGTACATGGATAAGCTTCCATACAATAGTAATGACGTTGTTACAGATAAGCAATGCTCTTACTACTATTACAAGCTGTTAAAGTCAATAGATAGCTGTTTGGTTTAAATTCATTAAATTTGTATTATGATACCAGCACCATTAACCGCCTCTTATGCTGACGATGTTGAGGGATGGACTTCTTTTTGGAGTTACCTACCTGACTACATGGTTTATGTGAGCAATAGATTTTACAGCTTTAAGGGTGGAAATTTATACTTTCATAATGACCCTGCTGCTTCTAGAACTGTATACTACCCAAATAGCCCGTTTTCAAACCTACCAACGGCTACTGTAACTACAGTATTTAATGATGAGCCACTTGAGGTAAAGCTATTTAAGACTGTATCTCTTGAGAGTACTGCGCCATGGAATGTATCTGTTACAACTGATTTGATATCTGGAAACATAAATAATACGTGGTTTGATTTAAAAGAGGGTAGCTACTTTGCATTTATAAGAAGAAACTCAAACCCAGTTGGACCTGCATTAATAAGCGTATCTCAGTTAGACGATACATTGTCTACCAGAATTGTTGGAATAGGTAATGTTTTACAAACTGGTGTTGCTGCACCTCCTTATACAAACTATGTACAAATTGATAGCTATCCACAGGATAACTTACAAATAAAAGACGTATCGCCTCCAGATCAGATATACATGTACTTTACAAGTGGTGCCTTAAGTTATGTTGGTGATGTTGGTTTTGTTGACAACAATGATCCATCTGGAAATCCAATTATTTATCTTAGCTCAACAGGAACTTTACCTCCATCAGGTCAGAACGTTTTAGCCATAAAAAGTTCTACTGCTGAGTCATATGGAGCTCGTGGATACTACATGGATGTAACACTTACAACGAGCAATTCTTCCTTGGTGGAATTATTTGAGATAGGCTCATCAGTATTCAAAAGTTTTATGTAAATTTGTGATATGGAAGTCCGATACTTAAGTGAAGACGATTATCATATACTGTGTGACTGGTGGAAGGATTGGAGATGGCCAGTTATATCTAGAGATTTCTTGCCAGAAAATGGTAAGGGAGGTTTTATGATATCGAATAAAGGGGTTGACATATGTGCAGGATTTTTGTACATGACAAACTCAAAAGTTGCTTGGATTGAATTTATAGTTTCAAACTTCCATTATAGAGAGGCAGACAGGCAAGACGCTATAGAGTACTTAATACACGTACTCGTTGAGGCTTGCAGACAAAATGGTTATGACTATGCTTTCTCTACGTTAAAGAATAGTGCGTTAATTAAGACGTATGAAAAGTGTGGATTTGAGAAAGGCTCAACGAACACTACAGAAATGATTATAAAGTTATAAGAAATGGCAGCAGTAACTGGAACAATAGTAGCCCTAGGTGGCATGGGTGTCAGTGCGGCACAAGCAATCAAGCAGAATCAGGCAATGAAAAAAGCTGACGCTGCATCACAAAAAGCAAGTCAAGAGCTAAAGTCAATCAAGGAACAGAACGCATTTAAACAACTACAAGTCCCCACTTTAGGTACACAATTAGCACAACAGTCTCAAGCACAGAGAGACGTTCAGGCTATCAATATGCTACAGGGTGCAGGTGCTGAGGGTGTAATTGGTGGAGTTGGTCAGTTGGCCTTAGCTGGAGAGCAGGGTGACTTACAAAATGCAGCAAGACTTGATGAGATGAAATATCAAAGAGATGCAATGCAGGCACAGGCACAGCAGGGAATTAATGCATCTGAGGCTGAGAGAAAGTTCTACATAGGAATGGGAGAGAAGCAAGATGCTGAATTGAGAAGAGCACAAGCTGAGGCAAACAGAAATGCTGCAATTGAGGGTATTTTTGGATTTGCTGCTCAAGGATTAAAGTCGGCCTCAAAATTAAAGGGACTATATGGTAAATCAGATATGTCTGGTGCTGGTGAAATTACCGATATGCCTAGCACTGTAGAAAGCCCTGTTTTAAATCAAGAAAAATCTACACCAACCTTTAGAACAGATAGATTTACAAAAGAACTAGAACTTGACCCATTAAAAATAGGAACTTATAGTTTAGCTAATCAAAATAAAAAAGGATCAAACGAATATTTAAACCAATATTATGGCCTTAAGTAATAAAAGTTATTCAACATATGTTCCAGCAGCAGCAGTAGATTGGTCAAAAGCTATTGGCGGTCTGTATGGTGCTATAACAGAAATAGGTGAAGAGAGGGAGAAAGAGAAGAAGGAACTTGAAGACTTAATGACAAACTCTATTAAGGACATCAACAACCAAGAGATGTTAAAGTCTCAAAGCCTAAATGACTATATAGCTGTTGGTGCAGAGAGTGGAAGAAATACAATTGTTTCAGCAAACAAACAACTAAAGGCAGGTCAGATAACTCCACAGCAGTACAGGTCTATTGTAAATAATGTCAATACAAGCTGGTCAACAATGGCTAACAGCATGAAAAACTTTGATGCCACAAACCAGGAACTATTAAAAAGACAGCAGATTGACCCAAAGACAAATCAACCTTTAGCGTCAGAATATGAGGTTTATCTGTCTCAGCAACACGCATATCTTGGTGACTTAAAGAATCAAACATACATGTTTGACCCAACGACTGGTAATGGATACATAACGAAGTATAATCCAGATGGTACTATTCAGAAATCAACAAACAGCATGATGATAGCTAACCCATCTAACATTACTGACGATTACTTTGATTTTGAGAAAGAGGTTGTAGATTTTACAAAGTCTTTGGGTGGTTATACTGATGAAAAAGGTAACTTTATAGTTAGTAATCCACTAGATAATCCATCGACTAAAAAAGCTTTAACTCAAAAGGTTTTAGCTTTAACCAGCAACGATAGGATGGTTTCACAAGTTTTAGCTAGATATAATGGAGCGAATTTTTATGGTGATGAAACTGAGTTGCAATCAAATATTGATGCTAATATAAGTCAAGAAGAAGAGTCTAGAAAATTATTTTCACAAAACACTGAAGTTATAAAAAGTATAGAGGCATTAGAAAAAAAAGGTAAAAACCGAACAAAAGCTGAAACGGCAGAGCTAACTAGATTAAAAGCTGAAACGGCTGCTTTAACTGACGATGAAAAGAAAAAAATTGCTGAAGAAGTTAGCGGCAAAATGATTTTTTCTGGAACTGGAGAGGGTAACACATATCAGCCTAAAATAACTGATGATCAAAGAGAGCTTGCTAGAAAAATTATTCAAGAACAAATTATGGGTAGAATTCCTTACAAGAGAGTTGAGGAAAATACAGAAATACAAAACAGACCTCAAGAGGTAAAGGTTACCGTGGCTTCACAGGGCGGTGGAGGAGGAGGAGGTCCCAAAGAAACACCTGCCGCTCAACAAGCTACACAGGCATTGTATAATGAAGCTCTTTCTTTATGGAATCAAGGTCCAGCACAACTTACTCAAAAAATAAGACAAACCACAAATAATCCTAACTATGAAATAAAAGTGTCTAATGGTAAGTATGCGCTTTTCAAAAACGAATATCAAACAAACATAGCAACTGGAAAAAAAGACAAGTTAGTTCCTGTGTATCAATATACTATAAATGGTGTAAAAGATTTAGGAAAACTATTAGGTGCAAATGAAACATACTGGCAACTTATTAGATAAAACATGGCTGAAGAACTAGACACAAACCTGCCCATAGATGAGACTATAGACCAAGAGATTGTTCCTGTGTTTGAAGGAATAAATCCAGAGATTCCAAGTGTTGATGAAAGCTCTTCAGTGGAAGGTGTTATACAATTTAAAAGAACTGATACCGATACCACTAAACCTCCTAAATGGACAAGAGAATTTTTAAAAAAGCAAATAATATATAAGCCAAATATTTCAAGTGCTAATAAAATTGTTAGTGGAAAAGAATTTTTAAGAAAATACAGCAACATTGATTTTAATAAAATAGTAAACGATCCAGAAAGTGTTTCTCCTGAGATGGCTCGTGATTATATAAATTTATTAAATCCTTATAGAACAAGATTAGCGGCAGGATGGAACGAATATGTAAAAAATGGATCTAGCTCCATATTAGATAGTTTATACGAAGAAAATCCTATATTATTTCAAGAGTTAAAAAAGTTTGAAATAACTACTAGCTCAAGGCCAAAAACAAAACCAGAAGAACAAAAATGGGTAGATGTTACATCTGGAGTAGCACCAAGAACTGAATATGAAGTAAAGTCTACTGATTATAAAGATTACTTACCAGAAAAGGGATTGTGGGCATATCAAGTTGTAGCTCAAGATCCATATACTGCATGGCTAAATGAATTTCCAGAATATTCAAATCTTTATACTGATGAAGACTTTTTATATAAAGGTGTAGATGAAATATATCAAAGAAGATTTGGAATAAATAAAAGAGAATACGAGCAACTTTATGGCGATAAATTAATGGCAAAAGATAAACTGCCAAACGATGCCATGACTCCTGCTGAAGTGTCAGAATATTTTAGGGCAAATCCTAATTTATTAAAAAATAAAACTCCAGAACAAATTAATCAAATAAAAGAAAGATTATTTAGGGGTGCAGATATAAAAAATGATGTATTTGCTGATGTACCAGATTATGATTTCTGGAAACAAGTTCAAATGGGTGTTGATCCCAGAAAATTAACAAGAAAATCTACATTTTCAAGGAGATATAATGAAGAAAAAAATATATGGGAAAAAAGAATTGAAAATTTTAAATTAACAAGCTCTGATGAAAAAATTGCAGATTTAAAAACTGGAAGGTTAGAGAAAATAGCATTAGATAAGTATGTTTATTATGAACCTGTTACAGACCCAAAGGAGGTATATGCACTAAACAAAAGATACGGAAAACAAGCATCAACTAGTTCTAAATTAGACATTAAATCAGACTACAATGGAGAATACTATATAGATGGTAATACTGGCCAGTGGAAGTATAGAGAACGTGGTAAAAAAGATTTTGTTTTTATAGACAATATAAAACAAATAAAAGATCTAAATAGTAAATATGGATTAAATGCCAAAACACCTACAAAAGAAGTTCTTGATAAACAAAGAAAAGAAGAAGATTTATTATTTAAATATGGTGTAGATATAGATGATCTACTCAAAAACGCCCCTCAACACGCAAATACTACACTTGGATTTTCTGATGTTGATGATGAAAACTCAACATTAAGAATAGATAACTTAGGTAAATTAAATCAAAAATTAAAACCATATGGCGTAAGGCTAAAATACAAAACAGCCGATATTAGTGATGCCACATTGGGTCTAACAAATATTTTAGGAATAACTGACAATCAGTTAGAAGTTACATTTGAGAGAAATGGTAATGTAGTACACAAAGAAAGCTTTGTTTATGACTCTCCCAACTTATCTAAAGATGTATACAATTTATTAAAAGCATGGAACCCATCTAAGGTTAATGCCGCATTTGATCTTCAAATGAAACGTCCAGATGCTTCAATAAATCAAGAAACTTGGTATAACTACTATAGCCGTCTAAGTGATAAGAATAAAGATAGATTCATGAAGTTGTCTGATACTGAAAAAGAATTAGAAGCTTCTTCCGCTTATTATTTAAGTCCAACAAAAGAGGAATATGAACAACAAAAATGGTATGAACAACTTGCTAGCATAGACGATACTTATTTTAAAAAACCTGATGAAACTAAGGCAGAAATTTTAGCAAAATCTTTGTCACCTGAAAAAACTAAATTAGAAGAATATGCCATACAAGGTATAATACCAACAGCAATACAGGCATCAAAAGAGCAAGAAGCAATAAAAAATTATGTAGATGTAGTCCAAAATTGGGCTATTGAAGATATAACAAGCACAGAGCCAAGTAATAATAAATTCTTCCCTACAGACAACAAGACAACTCAATTAGTAAATAATGAGGTAAAGAAAATTGGTAAATCTGGACAAGAATTAGAATTAGAAATTAAAAAATTTCAAGAAAAATTTAGATTGTTTGATGATTATAAAAAAGAATCAGAGATAGTTAACTCTAGACTAAGTCAAATATCTAAAGATATAGATCAGTTAAAATCAGAATACAACGCATATGAATCAGAAAAACAAATTGTTCAAAACAAATTACAAGCATTAAATAAAAGATACGAGAATAAAGAAATATCACAATCATCATACTCTAAACAATTTAATGATATAAAATCAAACTTTGAATCTAATTGGTCTTTTATTAATGATGAATATATTCAAAGTTTAAGTGAAAGAGAAAAAGAACTTACATCAGAATACAATAAAATAAAATCTGATTTTGATAATAAGTATTCAGATATTAATCAAGAATATTTAGATAATTTAAGCAGAGAGGGATCAGATATTTCTACAAAAATTACAATAAATAAGTTTGAAAATGCATCATTAAATTCGGCATTAAACGATATTAATAGGGCAGTATCTATAAAAAATGCAGAATTATTTCAAAGAGGAAATTTGATTACTGGGAGTGTATATACTGCTTTAACTGGATTTTTAAAGGGATTTAGTTTACTTTCTGATCAAAGTAGTGAAGATATACAAAAAACAGTATCAGAATTACTTGGTCCGTCAATAGCTCCAGAATATTTGAGTGAGAAAAATTTAAATTGGATTGAGCAAGCTTACTATGGAGTTCTAGGTACATATGCTACGGGGGTTGGTGGGGCTATAGCTGGGGCACCAGCTGGGCCTGTTGGATCTGCCATTGGTATGGGTATAGCATTATATTCTAGCAACTATGTGGATTTTATGGAAACAGCTGACCAAATAGCTCCAGATATTCCACATTATAAAAAACAATTGCTAGGAGGTTTATATGGAATAACAGCTGGAGCATTAGATAGAATTGGAATTGGTGCAGTTCTACCATCTCTAGCTAAAAAGAATTTGATTTTTTCTATAATGAAGAATACTATAGATGGTATTCCAAAAAATGCATCAAAAGAAGCTATAGAAAAAATAATACAAGGCAATATAAAATATCAAGTAATTCAAGGAGGACTTAGTCTTTCATACGGATCTCTTGGTGAAGGATTAACGGGAGCACTTCAAGAGGTAGATAGAAGACTTGTAAATGAAATATTAGACAAGGCTACAGATAATGAATACTTCAACAATGAAGGTGCTAAAGCCATAACATATGATGTATTAAAAAATGGCGCATTAGAAGCATTAGGGGGCGGACTTATGGATGTTGCTGTAAACACATCTATTGCAATAAAAGATAAAATTTCCTTAAAAGCAAGTAATGAAAGGGCAGAGTCAATGGTATCTCTTGCTAGACAAAAAGACTTTTATAGTCAATTATCTACTGCACTTCAAGTAAAAATACAGAAAAAAGAATTGTCTCTAGAACAAGCAAAAGAGATACAAAAAAACTGGAAAAGATTTTCTGATAAAATAAGTTTGGTTCCAGAAAATTTAAATGCAAAAAATACAATTGATGTAGTAAACTTGATGATAGAGAAGGATGTTATTAATCAAGAAATATCAGGAAAGGACCCACTACTTACCTTGCCTCAGCAAGCTAGAATAAAAGAGATTAATGAACAAATAAAAACTATAGGAAATGCCGTACAAGAGCCAAGCACAGAGGGCGTACTTCAACGCCAACAGGAAGGAGTTACAGAAACAGGGGGTGAACGTGGAGGAGTGGAACCAATCGTCCAAGGGCAAGAAGTTACCCAAGAAGGTGAAAAAAATAGACAAGAAGATGAAATAGAAAGAAGAAGGCAAGAAGTAGAAAGTTATTTTAATGACAATACACGTTCAACAGAGGATACAAAGTATAATCCTGATTTATCTGGTGAAGGAGAATTTGCACTAAGAGAACAAGAAGAACAATTATTGCAATTAGGAGCAGATAGAATACAGGCACACGGAATATCAAAGGGTTCTATTGGGCAACAGTTAAAAGACCTATTAAATATTTTAACAAAAGGATTAGATAAAAGAGGTGGTGGTCAACTTTATACAGCACCATTAGTTATGCCTGAAAATATGAGGGCAGGAGCAGGTGCTGCATTAGGAACAGGTGGAGGTACAGCATACATAGATGGTGGTTTTATCATATTAGCAAGGGCTGGTGTAAATGAAATAACAAGTATTGATGATATAGGTGGTGTATTGGTAAATCAGGCAGTAGCAGACTCTTTGCCAGAATTAGTAAATAAATTAAAACAGTTGTTTCCAAATCTATCAATAGATTCTTATTCTAATTCACCTAATGTTATTTCTGAAATAAATTCTAAATATGATGCAGAACTAGCTTCTTTAGAAGTTGCCCAAGAAGGTGAAGCCACAGCCGAAACCAAAGCAGAAGAAGTAGAAATTGATAAAAATACTATTCAAGAAAACTCAAAACCAGAAGTTGAAAGAGTTAAATCACTTACAAATGATGTTGAAGATGGAGCTACTTTTAATCTAGATGGAACTAAATATGAAGGTAAAGGATTAATAGTTCCAGTTGTAAGTAAAAATACAACTGTAGAAGAAGTTACTCCAGAAATGATAGCTGATTTTATTGAAGAGCATAAAGATAAAATTGGAGACAATGAAACAGTAAAAGTAGGTATATATAAATTTCCTAATAGTAACAAGGTATCTATAGACCTTAACATACTTGCTCCAGAATCATCTAGAGAACAGGCTATAGAATTTGGAAAAAATGCTGATCAGGAATCACTTTTTGACTTAGGTACATTTGAAAATGTTAAGACTGGTGGTACTGGAAATAATCCAGTTCAGTTTACAAACGATCAGTTTAAAGAAATATCTAAAGCTTTTTCAGAAGGAAGGTCACCAAATGTTTTTGGTAATAATACTCCTACTCAAGTTGCCCCAGAAGTAACTATAACTCCAGAGACAAATCAGACAGTATCTGATAGAATTAATAAAGAAACAGACACCAAAAGAAAAAAAGTATTTACAGCCGTTCAAAAGGTATTATCTGCCATTCCAAATGCAAGGGTAATTTTGCACGACAGTACTGATGCATTTGTTGCTGGTGTTGCCAAGTCTGCTAACATAACAAACGATGAGGCTATTGCCCAGGGTGTTCAAGATAACAGAGGTTCATACGTTAATGGTGACATACATATTAACTTAGAAAAAGCAGGTGTATCTACTGTATTTCACGAAGCATTCCACGATCTTCTAGCTAAGAAAGGAGTGTCTACAGGAGCATTGTTAGACATGGCTAAAGGTCTTAAGTCAGTTATATCTGACAGAGGGTTGAAGCAAAGACTAGATGAATTTGTATCTAACTACGAGGAAGGAGAAAGAGGTGAGGAGTACACTACTGAACTTGGTGCTATTATGGCCAAGGCCCAGAAAGAACTATCTACAACTAAGCTTCAACGATTTAAAACACTAGTCAATAAGATAGCCAAAAAGTTAGGTATGCCTGTTGTCTTTTCTGCTGCATCAACTGCACAAGATGCTGTTGACTTTATGAACTCAATGGCTGGTAAGCTTGGTAAGGGTGAGCAGATTGAGGTAGGTAATGTATCTAAAGTTATTCCATCTGAAACAGATAAATATGGTAACTTAAAAAAACCTTCAGAATCATCAATAAAAAACATTAAAAATCAAAAACCAAAAATAGTAAATGATGCAAAGTCAAATGTAAAAGAGGGTAAAACTGTAAGCACTAGACTTCCTAAAAAAGATAATATACATTCTACTAGAGACTACATAGTAAGTATGAAATCTCTAGAAGAAGATGCGTCTAAGGATAAAAAAATACAGGATCAATATATAAAAATAGCAAAAGAAATATCTTCATACGGTATATCAAAAATAAAAAACGTAGAAAATTTTAATGATGCTAAAAAAGTAGTAAATGATTTTAAAAATTCTGTAAAGTCTAACTTAAAATGGTTACATAACTCATTTGGTGTTGATGTAAGAGACATATCAAAGTTATGGTATGATGGAGCAAATATTATTTGTAATAAAATAGCAAATCAATATAATTATTCCTTAGAACAAGTATCTGGAGTAATGGCTGTACTGAGTCCTCAAATGGATTGGTTTAGAAATTTATCATTAGGCGAAAGAGTAATAGATATTTATACTAATCAACAGAATTCTATTTTTGATTCTAAAATGATAGATTATGTAAATAATGCTACGTCTGGTACTGGTAAAAATAAAGTACCACTATTTAAAGATTCTAAAGAAATAATTTCAAGAGTAAAGAATAAAAAATTATCAGAATTAAACAATAAAGACAAAGCATATTTTATCAGAGTATTTGATGAGGTATATAATTCGAGAGAGTATAATAACATATCTCCTAATGGAGAAGTAAATGGATTAGTTAGAAAATCTGATGGATCTCCTGGAGCTTGTGGATGGGGAGCATTTCCTACAATAGAAAAATCAATATCAATACTTCAAGATGGATCTATTGAAAATATATCTTCTAATCTTGGTAATATGCATAAGGTTAGAAATTTCTTTAACAATATATCTAATCCAAATGATCCAGATGCAGTTACTATAGATACTCACGCAGTTGCTGCTGGATTACTTCTACCATTAAGCGGAAGCTCAAAGCAAGTGCTATATAATTTTGGTGGTGCAGGAAATGTAAATACTGGAATGACTGGAACATATCCAGTATATGCGGATGCTTATAGAGAACTAGCAAAAGAACTTGGATTGCTTCCGAGAGAAGTTCAAAGTATAACTTGGGAAGCTGTGAGAGGTTTATTTAAAGCTACATTTAAGTCAAACAAAAATAACGAGTTAAATATAAATAAAGTATGGGATGATTATAGTTCTGGATCTATATCTTTAGATGAAGCTCATACTAAAATAGAAGATATTGCTGGAGGAATAAGTAAACCAGTGTGGTTTGAATATATGGCTGATGGAAATAAAATATCAATGGATGAAAATTCAGCAGCTGTAGATCAATCTAATCTTGATAATGAATCCATAGAACCATCTAAAATCAAGGCCCAGAAAGTACTTCCAGAAAGTGTAGAGAAAAGACTTACTGAAGATGGAAACGGTAACTATGTGTTCCATCACTACTCAAGCTCAAAGAGAGACTCAATAAAACCAACTACTGGTGACGGTAGCTTTATGGTTTCTAAGGAAGAGGCATCTGCACTAGCTAGTGTAAATGGTGTTGCACAGTACTACGCAATGGCTGATCAAAAAGAACAGGGAACTGGTAACGTTCAGCATACAGTACTTGTTCCTATGGATGAGGTATACTACCTACAAGAAGACAAGTTAAACCTATACGATAAGGCAAAAGAAGAGTTCCAAAAGGCTAGACCAGGACAGGCGTTTAGTCCTAATTATCAAGCTGCATGGATTGGAAAGGTAGCCAACGACATGGGATATAAGATGCTTGTTAGCGAGTGGAGAAATGGAGAACTTAGAGCTCAAACAACACTAGAGTTAAAGCCAGAGTCCAATAATATAGAGATGAAACCTAGAGAAAAGGTGACGTTTAATGTTGGTGACAAGGTAAATGTATTTGGTGAAGATGCTGTTGTGACAGAAGTGAACGGTGATATCGTATCCTATAAGGGAGACAGATCATCAGGATCTATTAATGTAGTTCGAAGCAAGCAGTCAATCAAAAAGATACCATCAATTAAGGCCCAAAAAGAAAACACCAGACAAAATGCAATAGATGATGCAAAGGCCAAGTATGATTTGTCTGTAACTAGAAGACGAAACCCACATCAACAAGGTGTAGATGCCGCTCTAAATGATTTAAGAAAATCAGACTGGTATAAATCATCTGACGATACTCAAAGAGAAAATGCAGAAAGAGAACTAAAGAAGTTCTTCGGAGAAAAATTAAAGTCTGCTCCATCTGTAGAAAAGGTACTTGGCAAGAAGCCTCAACCTGCTACTTTCTCTGTAAGTGATTTAGGAAAGGCACTAAGAGATCAACTTAAAAATGCAGCCAAGATTGCTAGAGAGGCTAAAAAAGCGATATATGACTCAAGAAAATCATTAAACGAGTCAGTCAAAGAAGTTCTAAGATCTTACAAAGGAAAGATATCACTAGCACAAGCAAGAGCAATACTTAATAAATCAAATACACTAAACCTGCTTAGTCCAGAAAAAATTAATCAGTTTATTAATTACGTTGAGCGTGTCGCACAAAATGCAAACTATGCTGAAAAAGTAAACAAAGCAGAACAAACTAAAAGAAGAATAAGAAGAAATTTAAAAAATGCTCAAGCAGAAAATAAAATGCTTGCTAAAAACTTCTTAAAGATAGACCCTCTTATGGTTGAGGACATTGATGATTATAACTCAATGGCAGATTCTATACTTGGGTCAATAGCTCCATCAAGAATAGTTAAAGGTAAACCACAACTCAAAACTCCTGTAGAAATAGCATCATTAAATGATAAGATTAATTATATGCTATATAAACAAGAAGAATCAATGAAGAAATCAATGATGAGTTCTTATAGAGATCTTGTAGATTATGGTGTTATATCTGGAGACATGACGTATGCTCAGATGCAAGACGTAATTAATAAGATAAAACAAGATGAGCTTGTTGAAGGATATAACGAAGACGATGTAAATAACTTGTTAGACTCAATGTTTAACGATAAGGTTATCGAGATATCCGAGATGGGAGCAACCGACCCTAACGGAATAATAAGTAGGATACAGAAAGCTAATATAGATGGAATGTCTATAAAAGACAAGGCAAAACTAGTGGAGATGCTTGACAACTTTTTGGTCAACTTTGCTGTTGGTGGTCTTGATTCAGTCCTTGAGGTAATAGAAGGTAATAACCAGGCTAAATCACTATACGAATCAGGTAAAAAATCAAGACCAA